ATTCTTCTTGTTTAATAATACGAACCAAATCTGATTTTGTTACTCTAACTGTTTTTTCAATATCATCAATAGATTTTACTAATTTATGACATTTATCAGATACACCACCCTTTTCGTGATCAGTTATTGATATTTTTACTTTATTATATTTTATTTCAATATCTGGATGATGTTGTTGTTCTTCAGCAATTTTAGCAACTTTATTAACAAAATCCATTGATTCATTAAAATCTTTGAATTTAAAATTTTTTTCCAATTTTTCATCAGAATCACCCCAATTTTTTGATTCAACAATTGTTCCCTTTAATATTCTTGATATTTGTTCTTGTAAATTCATCATTTTTCTGTATCTGGAATTTTAGTATCTTTAATAAATTTATCGTGTGATTTTTCGTAAGACTTTTGAGTCTCATCATTTACATCTGTGGTATATTGCCAATTCCAATAGAGTTTTTTATTTGGTTTAAACCCATAAAACTCATGAACTTTCATTTGTACTTTGGTAACCTCTTCACCATTCCAATTTTGTCCCACACATATGAAACCAGTTTCAATATCTTTAATTAAATTACTTTCACCCAATGATGAGTGTCTATTTTCTAACCAAGTTAATCTTTCAATTAGATTTTGATAGTACATATTTGTTTGTCCCCATCTTACGGAACTAAAAAATATAACCGCATCAGATTCAAATAATTCTTTAGAGATTTTCCAAAGTTCATCGGTTTTGTTATTTAAACTAGCCCAACATCTATGTTCACCCGAAGGGTTTTTTTCCTTATCTTTTAATTTTGACTTTAACACACCACAACCATTTCCTTCTTTTCGTGATACATTACCTTCACAAGGGAAAATTTTAAGGTCCGTAACATCTATTAAAACAGATTTATCACCCAACTCTTCGTGAATATATGTTGCCAGTAATTTGGATTTAGGGGTATCCACATTAGTTTCGTCCCAGTTATATCTATTTGAACAACTCAATAATAAAACCTTATCCTTTTTCTTTAAGATGTCCAAAGTTTTTTTTATTGATTTCCAAGCATCTGATTGAACCATTTGCTCAGAAAGCATTATTTCTCGTATTCTATCTAACTGTTCGTTTAGTTGTTTCATATTAATATTTTATTTTATCTTGTATTTCATTTATTTCGTAATAAAAAGAATCTGTATTTGAACTAACCCATCTATCACTTTTAGATTCTACGCTTTCCAATGTGCTGTCCACCTTAAATTCTTTTGGGTTTATCGGAAAATCGTTAGTTATAAAGTTAGAATCCTTCCAATATATCCGATTGTTTGGTTGACATAGTAAATAACCATCGTCAGCCAATAGTATGTGACCACACTTGTAATCGGTTGGTTCATTTGAGTACGGGTTGCTAAACCAATCCACAGTAAATAAGTAGGTGGCCCAAGCGAATGACTTATCCTTTAGGATAACCTTACACCTTTTCTCAGCTAAGTATTGGTACTCAATTACACTGACATTCTCACCAAAGCAGTCCCATAATTGTTTGTGGTCAGCTGGGATATCTTGTTTGGTCTCTTTGTTAAATAACTCCGATATAGGCACTCTACTTCTCAACATCCCATAATCTGTCATAATATGAAATGTTAATATTTTACCCGCTATACTTTGTATTGCAAATGCGTAACAGTCATCGAATATAAATTTGTCATCCTCATTCTTGGTTAACCAACTTCTTCTTACTTTTAATTTAAGATTTGGTATGTTTGTGTTTAACACATTTGATTCACTTGTTACCATATTAATCGTTCTGGTTTTTAATTAAACATTTTTTTGCCGAGCAATCCTTCTCTGAACAATCTCATCTTTAATTTTTTAATCCATTGCGTCTTTAAACCGTGTGGCAATGTTCTGTATGTATGCGTCAATGATGGTGACATGTGCATCATATCCTCAAATGATAATGTGTTCCAGATGTCAGCGTGTTTATTATGCAATTGCTTTATGTTGTGGACCTGAGCTTGTATCTCCATGTAATGCGCATTAACCGTCACGCTGTCAAACGGCAGCGCCTCACCAGCTGAATGCAATTCAACATTTTTATCAAGTATTTTCTTTATATGTCGATTATTTAAGGTATCATCAATCCAGTGGGTCAACTCATGGTGAATGGATCCCTTGATTCTTTCTTCCGTGAATTCCCTTTTCATTGTTATTACTTGTGGCGGGTCTTGATAATGTATAGCCTTTTTAAGATCCCCATCAAATTGGCTCATGATATAATCCATCGCTGAAACGCTAACCGACACTGAAATAAGTTTTTTATTTGGGTTGTAATGATTATTACCTTTATTGATCCAGATTGTGCATGGGTTCATTTCATGAGCCTTAATACATAATTCATTCTTTAATACGCTTGTGTCGGTTTCCGTTTTCTCAAACGTTTTAGCTGATATCATCCCCGTGCGTTCAATTTCTTCAACACCCTTTCTGAAATACATTTCGTAGATCATATTCACATCGTCATCCACATCTGTTAACTTTTCGGTTAACAATGATCCGTTGCCCTCGTTTAAATTTTTTGGGTCCCTGTACATATCTTCTTTGTGTGAGTAATCTCTGTTGCTTCCTTTGTTTTCAACAAACCCAAATTCTTTGTAGAACTTTCTTAATCTGATTACATTTCCACCGTAGCTGCTTGACGGTGTAAGTGTTATCTTAAAACCGTTTTCATCAGCAACCTTCATCAGATCTTCCATGAACTTTGTTCCAAGACCTTTTCCTCTCATACTGTAAGGTACCATGAACCCTGTAAGGTATACACGCTTGGTGTCACCTTTAACCGTTGGGTATAGTTCGAATCTTACCTCTGGGTGTCTAGCCTTTAATTGACTAAAAATGTCATTTCCTGATTCCATTTAATTGTTCGTTTAATACAATAATTTCATTATATAATATAAATACCATCAAAACTAATAAAAAACCCCGCTTTTGGCGGGATTCTATGACCTTGTGAATATTATTTTATTTTGCTTTTAACAATTGAATTAACTGTTCCTTTGATAGTGACTGTAAAAACGCCTCTGGATCTTCTTTATCCAGATTCTTTTCACCACATTCTGGGCAGAACTTATAATTTGGTTTTAATTTCGCCGCGCATTTGCTGCATCTGTCAACCAAATCCTTTGCGGTTTTTGGTTGTTGGTTGTGTGGCATGATTTGCCATTCATCGCTCCATGTGTAAAACCATTCGAAGTTTCCACGGGTTGATTTTAACTCCTGATCACTTTGGCTTCCTTGTTCAACCGAACCCGTTTCCATCTTTCTGTTGCTTAAGTTATTGATATTTGTGTTACCAACGCTGTTTGTGAAGATGGTATCAGTAATACCGTTGATGTTAGATTTGTAATTCGGGATGATTTGGTTGTAATTTGTGTAAGTAATCTCACTATAACCAAAACTTGTTGGGGTATTAACCAAAGATCCGTAAGTCACACTTCTTGGTCTTGGTTTTGATTCCTTGTGAAATCTAACTGTAACCTTTCCGTTGTTCTGAATCGCTTCCTTGATTTCTTTGTTATTGTTTACCACATAAGTTTCATAAAGGAATTTTTTCTCATTATCCAGAAATCTTTCAAGAAAAACCCTTTGACCTGGTTTCAAAATGATACCCGAATCTGAAATGGGTGTACCATTCATTTCGATCATTGCCATTATTTTTTCTTTTGTGGGATTGTGAAGTTCGATCTCGAACTCTGTTTGGTCTTTCATGTAGACCGCTTTTCCGTCTTGACGGAGTCTTTGTTTGTTTACTGTGATGAACGCACTGGGCGCAGGTACAGTATTAATGTACGTGTATAACATTTTTCCTTATATTTTTTTTGTATTTGGTGTCCATATCGTTGGTATCAATTCCAACTCAAACGCATCCAGTACGCATGGAACCCAATCACAAGGTCTTCAATAAATATATGTGATTTTTAAAAAGTTTCAAGTATTTATCAATAAAAACTAATTACTATGGAAAAAAATATGTTAAACGAAATCGCTAAAATGCGTAAAATGATGGGCCTTAATGAAGGTACAAACGTCAGTGGTGTTTACTACGATACAACAATTATGCACGAATTAAAAAGTGTTGTTGGTAATTTACATAAAATCGCACCTTATGTTCTTGAGATTGGTGATAGAGTGTACGGTAACATCAATGATAGCATAAGTGTGTATGAGGGAAGCAAATTGGTTAAACAATTTAACAGTATTGAGGCTTTCTTAAAAGGGATTAAATACGGTGCACAAAAGATTGAAAACGAAAGCACCAATGGTGAGATGGGTTACAATACAAATTTTGTTGGTGAGGAATCATTAAACGAAAATTTGTTAGAATTAAAACAAATGTCTAAACAACTCTATTCATTTTTAAAGACAAAAGGATTTGCCGTTCAAATAACTAATAAATTTGTTACCCCTAATCTCACTACAACCAAAACAGCGGTTCAAAGTTCTAAAAATGAAGAGCATATTCAAATTGTGGTACAAGAAGGTAATCATGGTGAAATGGTTAACGTTATCGTTACACCTTCAATTGTAGCCAAATTACTTGTAGGTGGTGGTAATGATTGGACCTATAAAGCTGGAACAAAATTTGGTAATGAATGGAGTGGATGGCAAAAAAACCCAGAAATAATAAAATACGTTGATGGTTTGGGTAATGAGCTTTTGAATGAAATCAAATCAAAATACCCAAATATGCTGTATAAATTTGATCAAGGGAATTTCTATTATGTTTTACATTTTGGATATGGTATAACCAGTAAAGGTGGTCAGTTGGATTTAACACAACGCAGGAATAACCCAAACCCAACCACACTCGGTGAGGATCTTTCCGACAAAACGGGCGATTTATACATGGAGATAAACGATTTGATCGATGAGAAGTATAAAGATATTAATTACGAAGATGTTACCAAGGTTCTTGAAAATATTTTAAAGGGTATTAAAGCTCAATCTTATAGAGAGAAAAACAACATTGGGTCTGTTACACATGATGATGTGAGAAAAAACTTCGGTTAATAAAAAACATTCTTCAAAATAGCACTATATAAAAAAAAGGGGTCCTAGACCCCTTTGTTATTTTTGTTTATTAATTAACTCATCAACATACTTATCTCTTTGAGTCATCAAATATTCATTCCTTTCGACCATTCTCTGTCTTTCATCATCAACTAACTTCATAATAGTCTCATCTTTTTTATCAAGTTGGGTTTTATAATCTTCAACAGAGTTTCGATAATTATTGTTTTGATACCATAATATACCGACCAATAGTATGATCGTAAACGATTGCTCCTTTAATTTAGTGAAGAAAGTATCCGTAATACCTTGATTTTCAGCCATTTTTACCAGAATTTAAGTTTTTTACCGATGTTTTTAGCCCCATCAGAGATCGAATTACCAACATTTTTAGCTGTATCGGCCACAGTGTTTACGGCACTTGTTGTCGTGTCAGCCACGGTATTTGCCACGTTAACAGTTTCATTTGCAACTGTGTTTGCAATTTCAGGTGTTTTGTCCACAACTGTTTCACCGATGCTAATAGCTGGATTTAAATCCAAGTTAACATTTACATCAGCATCCAATCCTACTAATAAAGCCGCTTCACCAGAAACACCTACACTAACCTCACCATTATTATATGTTGTATGACCTTCACCTTCAGCACCAACCTGTACACCTATACTAGTACCAACTCCACCGCTTACTTCAGCACCACCCAAAGGTGTGTCCACTCCAGCGGATCCACCAGCTTCAACACCAACACTTGCTCCAGCCATCGCACCACCACCAACTTCAACACCATGCTCACCAACACTTGCGTGTCCATCAACTCCAGCGTGAGCTTCTGCGTATGCGCCAGCATGTCCTTCAGCATTAGCCTCAACAGAAACTTCGCCGATTGGTGTGTCTACCCCAGCTTTAGCGTTTGCCTCACCACTCGCTCCAACCTCTACTCTAGCATCAACACTTGCACCAGCTGCTACCTTAGCGTCTGATCCATCCCAACCAGCTTCAGCATGTACTTCCGCATTTGCTTCAGCACTTGCGTGAGCTTCAGCTCCAGCACTTACGTCAGCACCTACACTAACACCACCACCTAATTCTTGATTTGCATGTGCTTCAGCGTTCGCTTCTGCACTTACTTCTGCGCTAACATGAGCTTCTGCGGATGCGTAAGCCATATCACCATCGATACCAGCTTTTGCGTTTGCTTCAGCTTCAGCGTGAGCATCATATGATGCGTTTGCGCTTGCACCTACTTGTTCGTTACCCGTTTGGGTTGATACGTTACCGTCTACTGAAACATTAACCTCAGCACCTACTTCTTGATTGTTTTCGTTTGACATCTTTTTAATTTTGTTTTTTTGATTTTTTTTCATTTTAATAATTTAATTATAAATAGGTTATGAAAATTTTTAATTCCAATACCCATTATTCTTTTTAAAATGATCTAGGTTGTTTTTATTAATCCAATTAACAAACATCATTTTAATCATATTCATATATCCAAATTTTTTAAATCGTCTATTGTCTTGTGTAATTAATTTTGGTATCAAACAAAATTCACTTGGTTTAAATTGTTTTGATAACCACCAATCCTCTGACTGTATGATTTCTATATCGTAACCACCTTTATCAAAAAAATCTTTTTTTCTGATGAGCATGAAGGCCCCGACTGCAAATGGGTCAAATAGTGATATAAACTTTGTAAGATGATTATTAACAGAGAATAATAATTTTGCCTTTAAATCCTTGGTGCCTTTATATACTGGGGTTGTGGAAACAATCTTTTTGTTAACAATTTTTTTCATCGCCAACGCAATTGCGTTGTTTCTTGTGAAAGTAACATCAGCGTCAACAAATAATATATAAGGGGTTGTTGCTTTTAAAGCGCCGTTGTTTCTAGCAACAGATGGTAAACCACCCTCAACAACCTCTATATTTAAATTAAGTATTTTTTTATAAAGTTGTACAATTGATAGTGTTGTATCCTGTGAGTTATTATCAGATATGATAATTTTAGTTTGACCAATCTTTTGATGATAAAGCGCTGTTAACAATCTTCCTATATATTTTTTTTCGTTTTTTGTTGGTATTACTATTGTAAGTTTTTCTTCCATTAATATCTGGTTATTAATTCTAACTCTTTATTTTCATAGATAACGTATGAACAATTCTCAACCCAGTCACCCGTGTTAATGTATCTAACGTTATTGATATTTTTATCAGATGGATTATGTATGTGTCCACATACAACCGTGTGACAGTTTCTTTTCTTTGTTTGACGAACCATCTCGTTCTCAAAATCAACCATGAATGAAACAGCGGCTTTAACATTATCCTTTAAGTATTTTGAAAGAGATGTCTTTTTACCCATTCTTTTCAACCATCTATCAAAAACAATTGCCATATCATATCCGATTGAACCAAGTACGCCGAGCCATTTTAATTTAATTACACCATCGTATTTGTCACCATGACAAAACCAAACACCATCCTCAATAAATTCATCAACAACAATAATGTTGCCAATATGTAATGGGCTGTATTCTCTTAAAAATTCATCATGGTTTCCTGAGATCCAGATAATTTCTTTATTTTTTGATTGTTTTAATAACTCACGAATAACCTTTGTTTGATCATATGAGAATTTTCTGTACTTTTTAAATAACCACCCATCAATGATATCACCCACTAAAATAACTCTTTCGTAAGATTCTGTTTTAAGTAAAGTGAGTATTTCTTCCGCTTTACACCCTTTGGATCCAATATGTATATCAGATATAACTAATGTCCTCATTAACCTTTTTATATAAATAGTTTTTTAAACTATAAAAAAGGGAGTCCGAAGACCCCCATATATACCATAACATTAAGTTAACCTTTCATTAGCTCGTAAGCTCTTGCCAATCTAGTCATTCCGATACCACCACCAAATCTTGGGAAAAAGTCAAATGATAAGAATTTTTCAAGTTCTGCTTCCACACGGTCTTTACCGAATAATTCAAACAATTTACCAGCGTAACCACCATTTTCAATGGTATAGAACATTTCCTTCATCTTACTTACATCACAACTTCTTTCTGCGGAACCGATAGTTTCTTGTCCATACATGATAACATCAACCTTATTAAAGATTCCGTTTTGATCATTTTTCATATTCCAGAACGGATTTGTTCTGATCGGGAAATGTTGAAGTGAAACGATATTTCCTTTCTCTTTCCATATTCTTGACTCGTGTTCATCTTCCAAGATTGAAACACCACCATATTCTTCACACACATCTTCGTATTGTACCTCATGCATTGAATCACCAAACCCAAGATAAGCCAATAAATCACCTTCCAATTTAATCATATCTTCCATTGTACCTTTTGATTCGAACTCAAACATTGGAAAGATTAATTCGTGTCTACCTGGGATTGGGTTCTTCTCTTCTCTGTATGATGTTGAGATGCAGAACACTCCATCCCATTCAGGGTTCATTAATAGTTCATGCTCAAGCCACATTTGCCCAGTTTGTGGTAACGGCCAAATCTCCCCGCTGTATTCAAATGTTTTAACTGAGTGCGGGTTTTCGCATGCAGCAAGGATTGATAATCTTGATTGTGTTGGTACCTCTTTAAATCCTTTTTGGATAAAGAAGGTTCTCATTTTTTGTACCAGCTCGTGGTAAGTTTCTGTATTTTTCATCTTTTTTTGTTTTTAGGGCAAAAAAAAATCTCTTCAAAAAGGAGAGATTTTCATTTACGTGATTATATTATTTTTATTTTGTTTTTTTCGATGCATCTGATATAAATATGCGTATTTTTGGTAAAATTCAGTATATTTATATAAATAAAGAAATTGTTATGAAAAAACCTATATTAAACGAACAAATTATTAAGATGCGCAATATGATGGGTCTTAATGAGAACCATATGGATGACATGTCCAATGCAAAATCAAACGCTAAACAACAACATGATTTTTATCAGGACGCTATTGATTACGTTGGTGGTAAGGTTGAGTGGAATAAATTAAGTGGTAATGAAAAAGATTCTGTTTTGGCTGATATGGAAAAAGATTGGGATCGTAGTAGAAATATGGGTGAAAGTAATGATCCAGAAGAAAAAATGATTTCTTTTGATGATTTATTAGCTCAAGATACTGATGGTATGTCACCAGAGGATCAAGCGATGATCGATGCTCATGATGAAGAAGAAGCTAATAAATACGCTTCAAAAAATTATGATGATGTTGAGTCAGGTGCAATCGATGAAGATTGGGGTAGTTCTGATCAAGGGTATATGAATAAAACAATTCACACCGATCTTAATGAACCAACGGAATTTAATTTAGGGATGTATGATGATTTAAAAAATGCGGCTGAGGAAGCTGTAGATCATTTTTGGGATGATTGGGAAGAATATAATACTGATAAAGAGGGTTTAGTGATGAAAGCTATGAAATTATATCTAAGAAGATATTTCCCAGATTGGTACGAAAAAGCATCAAAAATGTTTGCATAAATGGAAAAAATGATATTAATAGAAACGATTGCTAAGATGCGTAAAATGATGGGTTTAAATGAAACCCAAAAAGATTCCGAACAACTCATACGTGAAATCAGTTTAAAATCTTCTGGTATTCAAGAGTTCGTTGATTATCTAAATGATAACCCAGCGGCAATAGCGTACCTAGGTTTTAAAAATATGTATAGCTTAATCGAATATATCAATGATAATGGTGTCAATGATTGGGATCAGTTAAGAACTGAATTGGAAGCTTATAAAAAAACACAAGGTCATGAAAGTGATCCAGATTTTGACGATCCGATTAAATAAGATTATTCAAAATACAAATAATAAAAAAAGGAGCTTTTAAGCTCCTTTTTCATTTTCTTTGATTATCAACTCCCCCAGTACTTCCATTTTACCGAGTAGTTCTTGAAAATCTATTTGTTCAATACCCATATCATCTTTTGTTTTTGAGTAAAGTTTTTCTAATAAATCTTCGTATTCTTTTTTAGCGTCATCCATGTTTAATTCACCTTTAGCCGCTTTTTCATAATAAGATAATTTAACTTCAAAATGGTGGTAAGTTAATAAAGCCACACCACCTTTTTCTTTTGCGTTATCAGCAATCTTTTCAGCACCACCCAATCTTGTTTCAGCAAATGATTCAAGTTTTGTTGATTCGTCTTCAGCCAATTCAATTGGATTAGCCCTACCATGGTTTGTTCTAATACTAGAGGGTGCGTTACCAATAGGGTTAGCTGGACCACGGCTAACACCATCAGTCCATTTACGTTTTGTTGTACCAGTGGGGTTTTGTGATTGGGGTGTTGACCCGTCCTCATTTAAACCCATCATGGTTTTTATTCGTGATATTTGTTCGTTAATGTTTTCCATATATTTTAATTAATGTAATTTGTCAATTCATATTTACCAGATTCCATTCTATATAAAGATATTTGTAACATCTTTCTAGATGGAGTACCATCTTTCATCAATTCAACACTATACTTAACCGTTTGGCCGTAAGCAACATGTTCTGGGTTTATACTCTCCCAATTAACAGTATAACCTTTATGGGTAGCATATTCTTCAGCCGATTGTAAAGCACCAGTTTGTGTTTCAAAATATGTCTCTTGTTGTAGTTTCCTAGCTTCTCCCATTTCTTCATTTTCATAAACCTCACCTTCTTTACCAGTTGTCATTCGTGTTGAAGATTTTTCTTGTCGTCTTATTAAGTAGTTAAGAACTTGCTGTGCTTGGTATTTATCAGCATATTGTTCCCCATTATATTCATCAACCATATATCCATCTTTATATGGGTATTTTTTCATTACGATATATGTTGTGTCCCCATATTTATCAGTATTTTTTGTAATGTAGTATGTAATTGTTGATTCTTCAACCTCATCATTCCCACCCATTTCTTCGTTTTCATAAACTGGGCCATCTTTACCAGCTCTCATAGCCATCCAAGAACCTTCCTCTTCTTCAAGCTCTTTTTGAAGTTCATCTAGATTTTCTAATTTAAGATCACCTAAAGCGTCCATCGTGTCGTCATAACCAGGCATTTTATAATCTGGTTCTTCTTCTGGTTCTCCGAACATATCATCAATTAGTGATTGGGCCATTGATTTAAGATCTATAGTGTTGTTACCTTTACCCATGTTCCAAACATGCTTCAAGGCATTCTCAAGATAATCAACTCGATTATCAGAATCAACTCTAATACCTTCCATAGCAAGATCCCATCCACCAATTGCGGATTCTTCATTTTTTTCAAATGTTTCAGGGTCTCTATCTTGCTTATTAGCAGTTGCATAATAAACTTCTTCACCCTTTTTTTTACCGTATTGATCTTTGAATTTATTAAGAACTTCTGTGTTTTCGTCAGTTTCTTCTTCTTCTCTCATTGAGTTTACTATATCCGAAGGTGATAGTTCTTCTATAGCGTTTTTGCCATTTCGGCTAGTATGCTTAACACCCATCATTTCTTGTATTCTGGTAAGTTCTTCGTTTAAGGTAATTTTTTTCATAAAAGTGTTTTATTATAAATACTTTTATGAATGAAAAAAAACAGTACTGGTAATTTAAATGTTAAGTCGTCCTATCAGGGCTCGAACCTACTGAGTTATAGATAACATTATTAATTTCGTTGGAGATTTATCTGTTTTAAACAATGTTCCAACAGATAATATTCAATATTCGGTATTTTCCTCAAGAAGTTATATTCATACGAATAACAAAGTATTTCTTCTCTTGGTGATTCTCGTACACCTTTATACCTAAAATAAAGATGTAAAGATTCATGTACGATAACAGCAGCGATGTTGTTAAGGGATTTAGCCTTAGCATCTGCTGATGATATTATTATACTTCCTTTTGTGTCTTTAGAACCCTCGTTTGTTGAGTAGTTACCAGACCAAAAAGTTATTTTATCACAAACTATTAAAATGAGTTTATAAGTGGTCGTATCTGTTTGTTTAATAACCGTTAACGCACTATCAACTCTAAGATCCCAACCATCACCAGCTTTATCTATAACAACTTGCGATTTGCAAATCATTGTGGATAAAACAATTACGATTATTAATATTAGTTTTCTCATATTAATAAATAGCACCAGAAGATAAACCCTATCAATTTGGCCTACCACTCGATTATTTTCATTACCAATATGTCAAAGAACCACAAAAAAAAACCTGAACTTGTAGATTCAGGGTTTTGTATTTTATAGTTTTACTTTAAAATTTTTTTAAAAATCTCCAAAAGTATCATCATCCTCATCAAAATCACTTTTTTCGTTACTATAATAACCTTCCTCAATATCAGTCATTATAGTCTCAACCTCATAAAGGACATCATCTATTTTACCGATAACGTTTTCAAAAACATCATCTTTAAAATTTTCGTTATTGATCTCACTCAATTTATTTTTTTGTTCATCACCTAATGTTATTAACTGTTGTTGTAATTCTTTTAAGTATTCAAACGCAATTTTATTCATACGGTATTTTTAATCAATAAATATCCAAATTTAGTGTAAAGTTATTTTAGTGTTTAATACTTTTTTTTTAAAAGTAAATGGTTTTTTTAAAATTTTTTAGTATTTATAATTAATCAAAACAAATAAACATGAAAAATCTTTTTTTAACGCTAGTATTAGCATTTTTAACCGTAATTGGTTATGCACAAACAACGGCTCCATCAAATGGTAATTGGGTTATCGTTGACTCATCTTACGCAGTTGGTCCACAATCTCAAGGTTACACATTAGCTAACCTTTATTATGACAACACAACAACGAGTAAAATTTCTGGTTTACAATTCCGTGTATTCTACGACAAAGTAGCTTTCGGGGGTGCGAAACCAATCGTTAGCTTATTGTACGGTACTTCTGATCAGTACATGCAATATGTTGCAGATTCAATCAACGGTAACATCACCATTACTTTAGCTTATACAGGTACAAACAACGCCTTTACATACGCTAATGGTGCAGCGTTCCAGATTAAATTCTTTCACGAAAATTCAACCGCTTTCCAGGCTTTAACTAGTATTGATAGTTTGAAGATTACGGGTACTTTAACATTCCCATCTTACGCATCAACAATCGCTGGTATGGACACAAACTTATCTTTATATAGTTATGGTGGTGAGTTCAAAATGAATAGATTAAAATACCACGGTAGATTCACAAACGTAACAGGTTCTGGTTCTAAGAACATCACAGTTGCTCTTGAAAAAAGACCTAAGACATCAACTGGTGCTTGGACTCAAGTGAAACTTGATACAACAGATCTTACAGGTTATTTCGCTTTTGATGAAATCTTAGATACAACTTATTGGGATGTTCATTTATATGTTAAAGGTGATACAATGACTGTTGGTAATACAGTATCTGTCGCCGATGCACAAAGAATTAACAAATATGTATTAGGTGAAATGACACCAACTGGATTTGATTACTACGCTTCAGATGTTAATGGATCAAATAGTATTACAATTGCTGACGTATCAGCTATCTACGGTCGTTTAGCTGGTAGATTCTCTGTATGGCCAAACTCTGTACAAGACGTAAGATTCTTTACAACTTCAGAATACTCAACAATTAACGGTTCTTCAACTAACTATACATCATCAATTGCTGGTGTAACTAACTTAATATTTGATATCATCGCTGGTCAACCTGACTCTATTACATATTACGTATTAGGTGGCGGTGATGCTAATGGTACTGGTTTCCATATGGCTCGTTTAATCCCTATTGAAATTTTAAACCCTAGTAAAACACCTGAATATATCATCGATGAAACAGTTGAATACGATTTCCCTACATCAACAATCGAACTTAATTTACCTAAAATTGAAATCACTGAGGGTACTTTAGTAAACATACCAATGAAAGTTTTAACCGATGGTGATCAAGTTGGTTCAGCTCAATTAGCTTTAGCTTACGACAACACGTTATTAGAGTTCAAAGGTATTCAAACAGAAGAAAAATTCATGAACTGGATGTCATTCCTAAACCCTAATAACGGTATTATTGAATGGGCTGGTGCTGATATGAGTAGAAACGAATATTTAGCTAACAATGGTGACGCTATTTTAACATTACAATTTACAGCGTTATCACCACAAACAAGCTGGGGTAATAGCCCTTTGTATGTTATTAGAAAATATGCTGGTGATGCAAATGCAACCGACTTAAGAATAACCCCAACAAACGGTGTTGTTAAAATATTCAAAATAAATGGTGGTGGTACATTAACAAAAGATTGCGAAATAATTGTATATCCTAACCCTACGGAAGGTTCAGCTTACGTTAATTTTAGCGTACCAGAAGATGGTGAAATAACGGTTGGATTTTATGATGGTAGCGGTAGATTAGTACATACTGTTTTCAGCGGCAAAATGTATAAAGGTAAATATATTTACCCTGTTGATTTAAGCAATGTTGTACCTGGTACATATTACGGTATTTTAAGAACTCAAAATGAGGTTAAAACAAATAAAACAATAAAACTAAACTAAAATTTAAAACAATGTCAGAAGAAACAAATGTCCCTGAATCAGACGGAACTTGGTCAGGATTAAAGAAAACAATTATCGGGGTTGTAACAACAGCTGTTATGGCTGGTGGTACTTATTTCACAACTACTTTATTTGGTGGTGGTGATAAAGATGAAGCTAAAACAGAACAAGTAGCACCTGCTGCTCCTGTGGTTGTAAATCTAACAAATAATAACACTAACCAACAAAAACAATCTTCAGGGGGTACTAATACTATTATTAAAGAAAAGACCACTGTTATAGAAAAAGCAGCACCAGCTGCGGCACCAGCCGCTGTTAAAGCAGAAAAAACACCTAAAAAATCAGAAACTGAAGATAGTCCTTGGTAATCAAAAAAATAAATAAAACAAAAAAAAGATATGAAAATTAAAGAAACTTTAAAAAATATGATTAGTTCACCAGCCCCTGTAAAAGTAGAGGATAAAAATAGATTCTATTATATGTTGCAACAAATGCAATCTAATAGATGGAGAATCACAGCAATCGTATTAGGGTTGTTCACGTTAATCATCGTTGGTATTAACGCAGGTGTTTTCATGGGTGCCACAATTGGAGAGGATTGGAAAGAAATGTTGTTAATTTTATTAGGTGCCTTTGTTGGTAACTTGAATAAAGTTGTTGACTACTGGTTCAATTCAGAAGACAGAGATAAGATGTTAATACAAAAGGTGGATGAGGAAGACGGCGTATCTTTATCAAATACATCAAACGTTTAATATGAAAAAATTATTATTCATTATATTACCAATATTATTCTGTGCTTGTAAAACTCAGGCACAGAATATTGGTAGTGTTAAAACTGAAGAATATAAAGCTAGTTTTGAACAAACCCAATCAATTGAGGTTGTTTCAAACTACACTGACACAGTAAAGTATCCAATCCAATTATTGAAAATTGGGTTTACAGAAGAACTTTATGAGATGTATCCTGAACTAAAAGATAAAAGAGTTGGTTTGGGTGTAACTAATATTGTAATCGAATTTCTTGAGATGACTAACAGATTTGTCTTCACTGAAGATAAGTTAGAAATCAAAGAAAGAATGGTTAACCAATTTAAAGCATCTGATAAAGGGTTTACCGAAAACAAAGTTGATGGTAGGGGTAAAGTTAAATTAGCGAAATACTTTGTTTACATTGAGGTTTATGACTTTAGTGTATCCGAAGATGAGGTTGTTAAAATTAGTGGAAAAGCTACCGCAACACAAACAACTAGACTAGGTATGCAAGTTAAATTTGTTGATGCTGAGACTGGTGAAGTTATTGTTGGTTCTGGTTTAGGTGAAGCCAAAACCGTGAAAATGTCAACAATACTAGATGATGTAGATGAAATCAAATTTAATCAATCTACAATAGGTACATCAACAAAGAAAGGCTTAGAAACCGCATCATCTAGAGTTGTTGTAAAATTAATTAAAAAGGGTTTATTTAAGAACTAAAACGTGCGTGAGAATAAGAGTACTTATAATTTTTTGTTTGTCTTTGCTATGCAATATAGCAAATGCACAGACATTTAACTATTCTTATACTGACCCTTGCAATGGCAAGCTTTATAATTTAACAATTCCTTACGGGCAAAATCAAATAGCTGTATCGTACTACGGTCAAGTGGGTACGTTTACGGCTAATGATTTTAATAACGGTGCTTTCGATAACTGGGCAGTTGGTGTTTTTAATCAATATCAGAATGCTTCTCCGTGTGGTGGTATTGGAACAGCTGTTACAATATCACAAACCCAAAGTACCGCTTTAAATGTGATTAGTATATTTGGGAGTTTATCAGCTATTAGTGATATGGCATCTAGTGGTACAGGAAATATAATGGCAGCCGCTGGGTCAATAAATAATGTTGGGGGTGGTAACGGTGATTCAAAATCCACTGACAATAACAAAGAAAATAAAAATGGAAACAATTCTAACGGATCAACAGGTTCTGCTAGTTCTTCTGGTAGTGGAAGTAATAGTGGTTCTAATAACGCTGAAAATAATAGTAGCTCGAATGGATCAAGCGGATCAAGTGAAAAAAGTGATGCAACCAACAACAATACTGGGGAATCTGGTGGTTCAGATGGAACAACTAACAACAACTCTGGTAACTCAGATGGAACCAATAACAACAGTTCTGGTAACTCAGATGGGACCACTACAAGTGGTTCAGGTTCTGGTAGTGGGTCTAGCGATGGGTCTACATCAAATCAAACAGAAAGTAGTTCGGATAAAAAATCTGATGCCATAGGTGGAACAACTAACGCTGTAAAAAGTAGTAGTGGTGGTGGTAATAGTAAAGGTTCAACTACAAGTAAAAATGGTGGTAGACCATCTATACTCATGAGTAGTGATTTAGTTGGTTTTCAGTTCAACGAAGGTGATGTTAATAAAGGTTCAAAAATTAACGCAGGTTATTCATCGGTAAGATACGATGGTTTAAGATCACATGGTTTTATGGGTGATTATACGTCATCAATAAAGGGTGGTAATATCACGGGTTATTACGCTTGGATAAATTCTAAAGCTATCACATTACTATCCACTACCGTAACTATCGGTTTTGCTGGTAGTGGATCATTGTATAATACCATCGCTTTTGGGCAGATGAGAAACATTAGAAAATTTAAAGCTGTTTATATGATTACCGCTTCTGTCGGACAAATTTATAAAGAATCATATTATGGATCAGCAGCGATTATTGGTGGTAACAGAGATTTTAAAATAGGTAAACGGGTTGATGTTAAAACAATGGCTTTGTTTGTTTACGCACCATTTGTTAGGTATTATGACGATGTTGTTTTAAAATCACCATTTGTGATTCTACCCATTGTTGGGGTGAATTTAGGTGTTACAAAAACATTTAAACTAAATTTTAATTTTGGTGGTGCTTATTCAATTGGGGATAACGTGTTGAATTACACTATAATGATGGGTACAAGATTGGCATTATGATGAGAAAGTTTTTATTATTTTTGGTTATAATTATTTTGGGTATACAGAAAATAGCTGGTGCTCAAGCTACCTCTATTACAGTGGGTGGTGCAACATCTAGTTTATCAACAACATATAATATAGCAACTTATGTTGACCCTGATTTAATAATCACAGCAAATGGTAATATAACAGGTTTTAGGGTTCAAATATCACAAACATACACCACTGGTGATGTGTTAGATTATACAGGTACGTTACCAACAGGTGTTACTCAATCATGGAACACGACAACAGGTATTTTAAGTTTTAACGGTACAACAACCGCAGCGAACTGGCAAACATTACTAAGAACGGTTAGGTTTAAATCAACATCAACAACTTGTTACGCAAATCTTAGAAGAGTAACATTTGTTGCTGGTACAGTATTTTATAACCCATTAACTGAACATTTTTACGAATATGTTGCATCATCTGGATCTTGGACAACCGCTAAAAACTCAGCTGAAAATCGTTCATATTTTGGTAGGGTTGGTTATTTAGCCACAATGTCATCTGAAGCGGAGAACAACTTTATTTGGAAACTAATGTCTTCGGATGGTTGGTTTGGTGGTTCTGATGAACTTTCACAAGTTAATATAGCAAAGGGTGTGACAGCATTCGCTTCACAAGCTGCGGTAGAAGGGAAATGGCACTGGGTAACTGGACCAGAAAAAGGTACACAGTTTTCAAACGGTAATACCCCAAGTACAACGGTAATTAGCGGACAATATCATAAATGGGCGGGTGGTGAACCAAACAACGCTGGTGCTGAACATTATGCGCAATTCTATTCAGCAAATAATGGTTCATGGAACGACTTACCAAACACAAATTTACCTGGTTTTATTTGCGAATATGGTGATATGCCTGGTGATTTAACATCCAGTGTAACAATATTCACAAGACAAATTAACGTTGGTAACGGATCAACAGGTACAATAAGTGGTGGTGATATTAATGTTTGTTCTGGTTCAAATAGCACAACATTAACACTTAACAATATGACTGGTAGTGTTGTTAGATGGGAATCATCTTTTGATAATTTCTTTACAGCTGGTACAACAATATCAAGCACATCACCGAGCATAACAATCCCAAATATAACAAAAACAACTTATTACCGTGCAATTGTAAATTCAACAAACCCTGTTAACTGTTCTTCATTACCATCATCAAGTATATTTTTATCAGTAAAACCAACTCTTTCAGGGTCTGTATTTGCTGCGAATAATACAATATGTTCAGGTGGTCTTGTTGAATTAACTTTATCAGGTCAACAAGGTAACGTAAACAAATGGCAAAGGTCGATTGATAATATAAACTGGACTAATATTACTAATACAACAACGAGTTTAACGGAAACAGTATCTTCATCTGGTACATATTATTATCGTGTTGAGGTACAAACCCCTAATTGTGGTAGCGCTGTTTATTCAACGAGCAAATCAATAACCGTAACAGCGGGTACACCACCAACAGGTGGATCTGTTTCATCGGCAACTCATGCAACAACAACAAACTCTGGTACATTAACTTTGAGTGGGTACACTGGTACAATAGTTAAGTGGCAAAGATCTGTAAATAATGGGGTTACTTGGACAGATATAATAAACACCGCAGCAACTTATAGTTATACAAACCAAACAGACGGTACGTTATTTAGAGCTCAACTACAGAGTGGTTCATGTGGTTACACATACTCAGCGTCAGGTATGATAATAGTAGGTACATTTACTTATTCAGGTTATGCTTATAATACTGAAAATATTGGTATACAAGGTGTTATAGTGAAATTATATTATAAGGATAAAAATTCTTCAACGTATGATTTATACGGTTCATACACAACAGACGCAACTGGTAAATATACAATATCAACGACAGCTAGTTCAAGTTTAAATGATTATAAATTGGTTATTGATAATGCGCCGTTATCAAACCCAACAATAACAGATATTAATTTCTTTAACCAAAAAGTTTTAACACAATCTTTTAACGCTAAAGATTATTATAGGATGGATGTTAATAACAATAATCTTTTAACAATAACAGATGTCTATTTAATGTACTATAAAATTAATTTAAATAGTTGGTTATTTACGATACCAACATATAGGTTATTTACGTCAGCCCAATGGTCGGTAATTAATGCGTCAAACATAAATTTAGCTCTAACTTATTCGGGTGTACAAACATTAATATTTGACAATTTAGTATTAAACGGAACCACAAACATTTATATAATAAGAACAGGTTACAAACAATAAAAAAAATTATGAAACAGTTTATTTTTACGTTGATTATGGTACTCACAGTATCAAATTCAGTATTTTCTCAAACTAGTGAACCCACCTCAACGTTCACTCAAATTTGTGTTAGTGTGGATTCAGTATACAGCACAATGAAAATAAAAGAATTTAAAGATAGAAATATTTTATTCGGTGTTAAACAAATCACTGAAGAGGTTTTATCTGAAAAATATTCACTATGTGAAAAAAACGCTACACCAGTTATGGTTGAAATCATCAGAGTGGGTACTCCATCAACAACTTTTAGAATTGCTGGTGTTGGGGCGGCAACAGAAACAACTCAAATATTACTTAAATTGCGTTTTGGTGATAAAGTTATTGATGGTATGGGTGAATCAGCGACAAAAGCTAGTTACGCTTTTATCGAATTAAAAGAAGGTAAGGTACCTTTTAGTAAATCATCAATAGGTATTGCGATGAAAAAAGCTATAATTGATGCAGTAAGTAAGTTATAAGATGAGATACTTTGTAACAATACTATTAATATGTGTTTTTAGTCATTTAGGAGCCCAAATAAAGAGTTTTGACTTCGGTGGGGTATTACTTACAGGAAACAATAAAAACGTTCAGATAACGTCTAAAATGAGCTATGAACTTAATAATAAAAAAAAAGATATTGGTGTTAGTTTAAACCCATATTATTTTTTATTTTATGGTCAAAAAAATAATGAGTTTATTAAACAATCTGAGGATGCTAGATTAAACATTTTCTCCTGGAAAGAGATTAAGAATAATTACAGTGTCATTTTATTCTCAACAGTTGAACATTCTTTTGTTAAAAAATTGGATTTAGGTATTTCTGGTGGTGTTGGTTTTAAAAAATCATTTAAGACTAATAAGTTAGGTGGTAGTGTTTCACTCGCCTACGTTTACGATAGGTCAGAAATATCAAAAATTAAGTTTGGTAGTAAGCGATTATCCTATAGACATACTTTAAAATATAAAAAAAGTGATTATACCTTTGAACATAATTTGTTATTACAACCAGCTATTATTTCAAGTAATGGTTTAATTTGGTCTAAAAATACTGTTGGTAATTACAACTTATCAATAACCAAAGCGATTAAGAAAACAACATCCATTGGGTTTGTTTATGAAGGATATTTATCAACAATTAGTTCTGAATTAAATAAAAACATAAAACCTTTAGATCAAAGATTTAGTTTCATAATCAAATATTTTATCCCTAATTAAATCAAATTTCTTTTCCTCGTATAAATCGAATATTTCTTTTGAGAAATTATCGGTGAGTATAAACGCATCAATTTTATTAGTAAAAAGGTCTTCCAACCTATTTTTATATATTAAAATTTTATGATAATCAATATATCTTTTATTAAAACCCATATTACAATAATAAAAAAAGATCTGGTAAAAACCAAACTATTCTAAAAAACAAAAAAGGGTAGACAAATCTACCCTTTTAATTTTGCTTGAAAGTTATTTCAATAAATCATAGAATTCTTTGAAGTGTTTAATACGATCATCAAGACCAATTGTACCACCATTTACTCTTTTTGTTACAGCTGTAACAGTTGCTGTGTCAGCACCTTTATCACAAATAGTCCAAAGACCATTTTTGTTGAAGAAAAATGCTGCTGAAGCCAACGGATATTTAGTTGCTACTAAATCTGGGTTTGCTAAAATGTCGTCTTCTACAGTTGCATCAAACGCTTTGTAGTTGTCTTTACCAGTTAATTGGATAAATCCACGACCTCTGTGCTTCCAACCATCGCCTGATGCTTCATTTCCATTACCCATTCTTGATGAGTATACTTTATTTGCGATTTTTTCAGGATTACGAGCACTACCAGCGGCAGTTGCAGCGTTAAAATACTTTCCAAATATCTTAACTAATCCATCAGCTGAATAGTTTAAGTTTTCAGACACAGCTTTAAATCCAGCTGATTCATGACCACATTGTGCTAAGAAATGAGCTAAACGCAAAGGTGTTGTAATATTAAACTTAGCAGCGGTGTCAGGGATCTGAGCAATAACCGCATCAGGAATATGCCCTTTTAACGCTTCTAACTTAAAGTTTGATGCTGGAATAGCTACAGGTGCCGCGGCTGGTGTAGCTGATGCTGAACCTTCGTTTAAACCCATTTTTGTCCAAGTTGCGTCACCAACAATACCGTCAGCTGTTAACCCGTTAGCGGTTTGCCATTCTTTGACTAATTTTTCTGTTCCTGGACCAAAAGCACCATCTGCGCTTGTACCCAATTTTGTTTGGAGTTTTTTTACTTCATCTCCTTTTGAACCTACTTTTAATAACATAATTCTTTTTTTTTTGATTTTTTTATTTTATTATACTAACAGTAAATACTTTCAAAAAATCTTTAAGACTCATTTTTTTAATTTCAGCAAAAAATTTTGCAGCTTCTAATCTCGAAGTGTATTTGTTTGTCCTATTAATCGGTTCTTTGGTTTTGTCAAATCTATTGTAAAAAATAATCATATGCTTGTTTATTAATAAATATATAAGATTATAAGTTAATTTTTGTTTTTATCAAGATATTTATTAAAATAAATTAACTATAATACCAGGTAAAAAAAATTATTAAATAGATGTTAAGTGGTTTATAAACTAAAAATAAAACTAGTAAAAGTAAAAACTATAAGAAACCATATAGAGGCCAAGGGAGAAGATAACTTTAGAAATAAATTCAAATCAGGTAGGGAAATAATTATAAGTTAATTGTGGTTATTCTCAAACCAATACATATGGTAAGTAAGGTCAAAATTTTAAATAACCTCTATAAAAAAACCACCGTAATTGGTGGTTTTTTATATTTTATAGGTCATCGTAAATCATAAAGTAGAGTTCTTCTTTTGGTCTGGTGACCGCAACATAATGTATATTCCTACCTTCTTCATCAATATCACCGTCATCCGTTATAAATGAATATTCAGATAAACTGTGTGTTAAACTACCATGTTTAATTAACATATCTGGGTCAGCCGAATTGATAACAACACATCTTGGGAATTCTCTACCCTTGCTTTTATGTATTGATGTTACAAATACATCAGAGTCACTGTTTGATTCAATAAATTCAATGAAGTCTTGGTTATTTAAGAAATACGCTGAAACATCATTCAACTTCTTTTTAAGACTATCTGTTATATTAGATTTTTTAATATTATCAAGATCTGTTTTTGTTATGTAATTAAAATAACGCATTGGTATTTTCTTCTTCAAAGCTTGTTTCTCAATCTCCTTGATAATGTTATTTGTTCTAACAAGCACGGTCAGTGGTTTACCATCTTGCATCATTTCAAACAACCTCTTTTTTGTTATAAATTTTTCATCAACAAAACCTTCATTTTCCGATTCAGGTATAGCCATTAACGAACTAAATTTATTGGCATTCTCAACAATTTTTTTATGGGATCTAAAATTTTTTGTTAATGTTAACTCAACAACCGTCTTTTTTTGTTTTAGTAAAGATTCAATCTTTTCACAGTTGGCACCAGAAAACCCATAAATCGACTGGTTTTTATCACCAATAAGGTAATATTGTTTTGCATTAATAGCTGATAAAATTTTCATCTGAAGTGTTGATGTATCTTGATACTCGTCAATAAAGATATAATCATACATACCATTAAAAAACTCCTTGTGCTTTGGGTCACGTGTTAATTTTTCTGTGTCAATTAACATATCAGAGAAATCACGACTATTAGTTTCTTTTAAAAACGCAACGTAATGGTCATAAAAATTTGGTTTAGGTGCCTTAACCCCATCATAAAATTGTAGTTTATAAGCTGAAAAAGATGAAGATATACTAGCACCTTCTTCATAAAACCTTTCGATAGTCGCATAATATTCCTCTCTTATTTTCCTCGGGTCTTTAAATGATGGTTTCTTTTTATCACGATACCAGTTTATGAAATCGTAAAATGTTACAATAGGTTTAAATTTACCCAATTTACCCAACGTACTACTTGTAAAACTATGTATGGTTGTGATTTTAACCTCATTGTTAATACGATTTCTCAATTCATTTACAGCATCATTGGTAAATGAAAAGAAGATTATCCTATTTGGGTCAACACCATTTTCTAATAGGTGATTTAACCTACCTACTGTTGAATGCGTTTTACCACTTCCAGCTGTTGCTGATAATATTACGGATTCTGGTCCGCTAAACTCAATAAATTCGAGTTGTTCCTTAGTATATCCTTTCATATTTACAAAATTAGAAAATTATTTGGTTATAAACAAATTTTTTTTTACTTTTGTGTCATGGGTATAATAACATTTAAAAGCGCTTTTGATGCGCACACGAAAAAATTCAGTAGAATTAAATTAGACGAAAAGGATATTCACAATTGTGTTTCCTTTATTAGAGGTGTTGTTAAGAAACAACATAACACCACTAAATTGGTTAAAAATAATCAGAAATATAAGGAAATGTTTACACTGACCTGTGCGATAACAGCCATCTCAAAACGTATTCAACACCCTATTATGGATTATAATAATGTTAATGTTGAACCTTTGCAGCAACTAAGAACATCATTTGAGAAGTGGGTTGATGTCATTATATTCAATTATAATGAATTCCCAATCTTCTACAGACCAATGTATAAAAAAGCTATCTTTGTGTGTAAAATTAGTGATACGGAGTTTATTGTTTGTGGATATGCCACCCCAAAATTGATCGATAGTTTCCACTCAAAAATGTTAATTAATAACCAAACAATAAGAGAACAATCAAATATGAGTGCTTTTTATGGTTTTGATCGTTTAAGATCTATACCAGATAATGTTTACGACTTCATGAATTTATTCATTTAACTAGGTATTTATATAATAATATCATAGATAATGAGTAAAAAAATATACAAAATGACAGAAGGTCAAGTGGCCTCAATTTTAAACAAAAAAGGTTTATTGGATAAAGAGGTTACTTCGTCTTTGGGTGAAGGTTTAAACCTTGATATTATTCCTGAATTATTTTCAATTCATGAAGAAGCTGAAAATCCAACGTTTTATATTTCAAAAAATAAAGAAAATTTTGGTAAACCGATGATGGAGAAATCTGATGATTGTTATCATGTTGTTGTGAACCCAGAATACAAAGATCTTTCTTTTGTTTTTGAGGTTATTAATGATATGTATGAAAACAAAGAGTTTAGTTCGTTAATGTCTGAATCAAATGTTGTTTGTGAGGAGTGTTTTGAATTAGCTATTGAAAAGAGATTAACTGAAAATTTTGATCTTTGGGTTCTAAAGGATATGATTTCTGAAGACGTAAAATATCATCTTAATAATGCTATTCCTTTATTGGAAAATGAATATAGACCTGGTAGTGAAAAACACGCTATGGTTATTAAAGAAGCGAGAGAGCTTTGGGAGAAAAAGATGATCAAGTTATCAGCTTTAGACACAAAATTATTTGAAAACACAGATTTAGGTAGATTTGGTTTATACAAGGGTCAAATGGTTTCATTGGATTTACCATTTACTGAAGATATGGCTGAGGATGAACTTATTGCTGAAGCTAAATACCAAGGTAAGGATGTTGAGTTGGGTAAACCAAAAAGAGGTGGTTCAAAAAAATTCTATGTGTATGTTAGAAAACCAGGTGGTGGTATCAAGAAAGTATCTTTTGGTGATACAACTGGTTTGTCAGTTAAATTAAATAACCCAGCGGCTCGTAAATCATTTGCTGCTAGACATGATTGTGCTAATAAAAAAGATAGAACAAAAGCGTCTTACTGGTCATGTAGATTACCTAGATACGCTAGTTTACTTGGATTAAAATCTAAATTCGGTGGATACTGGTAAACCGTATAAAGATATCGAAATAGGTGAAAACTATGTGATAAGGGAATTTGATGAGAATATCGATCCGATTGAACTTATGTGGCATAGAGATAATGAGGACCGTATCGTTGAGGTTTTAAATACAACCGATTGGAAATTCCAATACGATAATCAATTACCCATACCTTTAAAAGAAAATGTCTCACTAAAAATAGCAAGGCATGATTGGCATAGGGTTATAAAAGGTACTGGTAATCTAAGGTTAAAGATAATTAAAAGTTAATCCTACAGTTTCCATATACCGTAGAATTAAAATCATCATCTAACCATTCTATACTAGAGCTTGGCCCCCCATAGAATACATAGTTAGAATTCTCATCTAAAAACTCTTCTTCTTTTCCAGCTGGAACAGCAATTTCAACACCTTGTAATGTTATTGGTTGGTTTTTAACCGATTCATTAATGACTCCACCATAATTAAAAACATATAATGGGTTATATTTAGTAAATCTACTAAATAACTGTATATTAATTTTTCTGTCACATTTAACCTCTTTGTTAAAAGCGTAACATAACATCTCAGCTGTGGCTCTATTAACCTTAAATTTATGTACTGATAATATCTCAGCTAACGGATTTTCGTAAATCATATAATTGATTATCAATCTTATTATAGAAATCAGCTAAAGTACGATCGTTTATTATTTCGGTTGTTATACCAGTGATTAAATCCATTTCTTTTTCAGATGCATGCTCATCACCACTAGTTAAATTTGGACGGTTTACAGACCAAATAACACCACCCATTTTTAATATGGAATCAACTTCATGTTGAAATCTTACATCGCAAATAACCACATCTAAATCTCTGTTTTGTTCATACCATTGCTCAAAACGTTTAACCCAAAATCCACGACCAAATGTTTGTAATTCTGGTATATACTTCGGCATATCATATTGAAATACTTCGGTACCCATTATTTGTAGCACCAATCTTGGTGTAATCCCCCAGGTTGGGTCAATTTCATCTTTAGCATCGCCAAAAACCTGTTGTTCGGTAAAACCGAACAACTCCATAGCCCCGCGTTTAATTGGGTTAGCAAAACTATATTTTACAAAATTTTTGTTAGCAACAAGGTAATCACCTGTTGTATCTTTACCTGAACGTTTTTTTCCTAAAACACCTACTATCATTTTATACTTATTTGTACAAAAATAATAAAAAGGTTTTAAAAAAACAAATCCCCAAAAGGGGATTTTATTTATCTACCTAAAGTACTTAGGAATTCATCTATAACTGATTTTTGAAACCGTCTTGGTTGTTCTTGAACTGGTTGTTCTTCTGGTGCTGGTTCAGCGTTTGCTGTATCTTCAGAATCTTTGTTTTGTAATTTATTTAATATATCATTCATATCCTCTTCTGTCATCTTTGTCATGTCGATCGCAGATAAGATTGAGTTAACAACATATTTATAATCTTTTGATTCTAATTCCTGTGCACCTTCTCTCATTTTTTGAGTGATTTTACCAGTAAGTTTTTGAACTGTTTTTAAAATAGGTTCGTCAGTATTTTCACCGCCTGTTTCTTGAGCGGGTGCTTCTACCGCTGGATCAACTGTTGTATCAGCTGTTGTATCAGCTGTTGTATCCATACCCGTATCAGCGGGTGTTTCACTTGAAAAGTCTGTGGCTAATTCAGCTGATTGTTCAGCTGGTTCCGTTGCGTCAACTGTTGCGTCCATACCCATATCTACTGTCGTATCAACGGCTGGTACCGCATCACTATTTTTAAGTTTTAAAATATAACGTTCAGTTATACTTTTTTTTTTAAAACATCGATATTTTCTTTAAAATCAACAGATTCGTTAATATCCTTAAACATCATGTTTAAATGTTTTAAAGCGTCAGCGTATGATTTGTAAGAATGTTCATGGATGTTTTGAATCCCTGTTAAATAATCATACCCACCATTTTCATTTTTAGATTTAATGTAAACGTGTCTTTCTTCTTGTACGATACCATATTCAGTACCATTAGCTGCTACAGCTTCGTGTAATACACTAGACAAATGTCCGATAGTTGGTTTGCTTTCGTTAACCAATTCTTTTTTAATACCAGCAATCTCTAAGATTCTAGCTAATTTTTCGTCTATGTTTTCTATTTTTTCAGAACCTATTGGTTTCATATCTTAGTAATTTAAAATTATTATTCTTCTTATAAATATAAGCGAAAAGAGTAAAATATCAATATTCTATGTTTTCTAGGGATAAAAATTCATCTTTAACATCAATACCTATATCAGCTAATTTATCCATATACCCAGATCTTCTTAAATATTTGAAAACTAAATTCTCAGTGCTGAACTCTCCAGTTGCGTTTAACCCGCTTTTTCTGTAAGCTTTAATCTTTTCTTTTAGTTTTTTTAGTTTTAAAATCTTGGCATCTGCATCCTTTTCATTAGCAATATCCATTAATTTTTTATCAAACTCTTTTACTTTTTTAACAATATCTTTTTTATTTATTTCTGGTTTTTCTTTGCTCGGTTCTTTTCTCCATTTACTATAGAGAATACTGTATACACCGTCTGCTGCATCTAAAACTTCTTCAATATCTTGAACATACAATTCAACATCAAACCCTTTGATTTTTATATCGTGTTTTAAATTATATAACTCTTTTTTAGCTGTGAAAAATTCATCAACCAAGATATTATCATCATTAACAGCTTTTTTATCTATAACGACATGTAAATCAATATCAGAATATTCTGACCAGTTATAGTTAGCTAAACTACCAACAAACAAAATGTCCTCAATAGCAAAACTATCAACACCAAGACTTTCAATAAAATCTTTTGAGATAGCAATTAAACGTTCTCTAATTTCTTTTTTAAGTTTTATACCTTTAAAGTTATCAGATGATGGATTTTCCCATATATCCGAATATAAACTAGGTCGAACAGTAAAGCTTTTTAAAATATTGTCCATATTAGATAAATACCTCTGTTTTCAGTTAAATTAAGTAATCCTATCCAAATTATTTAGAAATATAATGTTCACCGTTTTGTGGTATGTACTAACATACGTATATTAAAGTTTTCTATAGGTGAATGCTTTTGCGATGTTTGTGTTGAAGTATTTACCTTGACTCTCGGCTAAATTCATAGCAGCGAAAGTTTCATGTGGCACATCATCGTATTCATAAATCATACCATTATTAAATGTTACTTGTAGTTTTTTAGTGTTGGTATTATACTTACCTTCTTTAATGTTTGAGCTTTCATACGAAACTACAACGTTCTCGCCTAAATATTGTTTACTTGTTACTGACATTTTCTTCGATGTTAAATTTTTTTGTTGGTGTTATTTTTACAAAGTTTTTTACCGTGTCTAAGTTATAGACTATGGTGTTATTAATGATAACTGGTCCATTATCAGTTTCTTGTGTTGACTTTGTTGTTACAATTAAATGGTCACCGCTTATCATAGATACAACATTATTCCCGTCATAATTAGGATATTCGATAAACGTACCGTCTTTAAAATAGATTGTTATTTTTTCCATAATATTTATTTTTAACAAAAATAGGAAAAAAATTTGGTTATGTCAATATTATTCCTATTTTTGCGTAAAATATATATTTTATCATGAGAGAAAGAATGACAAATGAGTTAAGAACCGCCTTTACTAAAGGCCAATCTGTAGCAGTTAAGTATAGCGACTCAACACTTAAGTTACAGCATGTTATATTCGGTATACTTACTACCGAGAATATGATCTATGAAGTTGTTAAAAACAAAGTTTTGGATTTTGATGTAATGGTTAATGACTTAAACGATTTTAATAAAAGGTTATCAGACTCATTTAACGGTAAGCAAGATGGTATATTACCTTTTGAACCCGAATTACAGGAAACAATAAAAGAATGTATTCTCAGAAAAAAACCAACTGATTATATTACTGTTGAGCTTTTCTTTTTGGTTTCAATGGAAAAAGATAACGCGATTGTTAAATTGTTTAAAGAATATGGTTTAACAAAAACTTTTATTGCTAAAAAAATTAAGCAATTGTCAACACCACAATCAAGTGTGTTTTCTAATGATGATGAGTTACCTAGAGATAGAAAACCGTTAAATGAAGCTAACAAAAATAGTAAATCAAAAACACCAACATTAGATAATTTTGGTCGTGATTTAACCGTGTTGGCTCAAGAAGGTAAATTGGATCCTGTTATTGGTCGTGCATCAGAAGTTGAGAGAGTTTGTCAAATTTTAACAAGAAGAAAGAAAAATAACCCGATTTTGATTGGTGATCCAGGGGTTGGTAAAACAGCGATTGCTGAGAGTTTAGCGATTAAAATTGCGAATGGTGATTGTCCAAGACCGTTGATGAACAAACGTGTTGTAACGTTGGATATGACATCATTGGTTGCTGGTACAAAATATCGTGGTCAGTTTGAGGAAAGAATCAAGGCTATCGTTGATGAGGCTAAAGATAACCCTAATGTAATCTTATTTATTGATGAATTACACACAATCGTTGGTGCTGGTAACTCATCTGGTTCTTTAGATGCAGCAAACGTATTTAAACCAGCGTTGGCTCGTGGAGAATTGCAATGTATCGGTGCCACAACTCTTGATGAGTATCGTGAACATATTGAAAAAGATGGGGCTTTGGATCGTAGATTCCAGAAAGTTATGGTTAACCCACCACAATTGGGTGAAACAAAAGAAATCTTAATGAATATTAAAGTGAAGTATGAGGATTTTCATAAAGTAACTTATACAGAAGAGGCTATCGATGAAATCATCGCATTAGCTGACCGTTATATAACAAATAGAGAGTTCCCTGATAAAGCCATTGACATTATGGATGAGGCTGGTTCAAGAACACAGGTAGCTGTTAAAGCACCACAAAAAATTAAAGATCTTGAATCTAAATTAAAAGATATTAAAGACCAAAAACAACAAGTTGTTAAAACTCAAAATTTTGAACAAGCGGCTCAACTTCGTGATCAAGAAAAAAAGATTCTTACTGAATTAGATAAAGAAAATTCAGCTTGGAAATTATCAATTAACGATAAAAGAAATATTGTGACGGATGATATGATAGCAGAGGTAGTTTCAATGATGACAGGTATACCTGTTAGTAAAGTGTCTGAAAATGAAATAACAAAATTATTAGCCATGGGTACTGAGTTAACTAATTGCGTTATTGGTCAGTCGGATGCAATCGATAAAGTTGTTTCTTCCATTAAAAGAAATAGAACTGGTATCAGAAAGCAATCTAAACCGATTGGATCTTTTCTGTTCATCGGACCAACTGGGGTTGGTAAAACTGAGTTGGCAAAATGTTTAGCGGAAAAAGTTTTTGGTTCACAGGACGCGATTATTCGTGTTGATATGTCAGAGTATTCTGAGAAATTTAACATCAGTAAATTAATTGGAGCCCCCCCAGGATATGTTGGTTATAACGAAGGTGGTCAATTAACCGAAAAAGTTAAAAATAAACCGTATTCTTTGGTTTTATTTGATGAAATTGAGAAAGCTCATCCAGATATTTTCAATGTTATGCTCCAATTATTGGATGAGGGTTATTTAACTGATGCTAATGGTAGAAAAATTAATTTCAAAAACACCATTATTATCATGACATCAAATATCGGTTTGAAAGAAGTTCAAGATTTTGGTACAAAGATTGGTTTCAATGATTCTGAAACTGAGAGTGCTGCTAATTCAAAAAGTATTATTGAAAAGAATCTTAAGAAAACTTTTAAACCAGAATTTATTAATCGTTTAGATGAAATCGTTTATTTTAATTATTTATCGCAAGATGATGTGATTAAAATCATTGAGTTACGGTTAAAAGATTTTGAAAACCATTTAAAGGAAATGGGTTTTACGCTTAAAATTGATAAAAAAATTAAAGAATTTATTCTAGAAAAAGGTTTTAATAAATTATATGGTGCAAGAGAAATTCAAAGAACCATACAAAAATATGTTGAAGATCCAATTTCTGATGAAATGTTACGTAAACAAATGCCTAAGTCTGGTAAAATAGGTTTAACTTATAATCTTAAAGCTGATAAGATTAATGTGAATATTACAGAGTAAAAAATAATAAAAAAAAAGCTTGGTACTGTTGTTTTATTGGTATTTGATACTATTTATATATTAATAGTTTAAAATAATATATAAATGGCGGACATAACAATTTATTCTAGAAATGAGCTAGGAAGAGCACTAACCTATGCGGAACTAGATGGTAACTTTGTAAATCTAAAGAGTGCTATAGAAAGTGTCGGTACTGGTTCATCAGGTACTTCAGGTGTTTCAAGAACTTCAGGATCATCTGGTACTTCAGGTTCATCTGGTACATCTGGTTTAACTGGTTCTTCTGGTACATCTGGTTTAACTGGTTCTTCTGGTACAAGTGGTACTGATAGTGCAGGTGCAGGTGGTTATGTTTTATACATGAATTACATTAATGACGTTTCACCTAATCTATCTGTCGTTAGTAATGCAACATTAGGTGAGGCAATTGGACAAACTCTTCAAAACGCCACTTCTATTACAATTACCCCAACAACAAACGCTGATATAAGTGAATTAGGTTTAACACCTGATTTAACAGACTCACAAACAATAATTAGTTATTCAACACCAAACTCAAATACCGTGGATGTCATGGTTGCTCAGTTTGCAATATACAAAAATACATTACCTGTCAATACTCATAATGTATTACCCCCTGGTATATGGGTAATGAATATTTATGCTAAAGCTGATGCTAATAATGATGTAAATAATATTGGATTGAGATTTTATTTATTAGGTGGGACTTCAGAGGGTGTTTGGACTAATTTAATTGCAAATGGTTCAGATATAGAGTATCTAAGGGACCATGTTGCTTCGGAAGTTTATGAACTTAACATGTATATTCAAAACCCAATTGATATTACAGGTTATGATAGATTTTTAGTTCTCGTTACATCAAGAAATAGAAACGCAAGTTCTCATCAAGCTCAAGTTTATTTTCAATCTTCAAACACATATTCACATATTCATAGTACTTGGGCACAACAAGGTCCTGCTGGTTCTTCTGGTACATCTGGTTTAGCTGGTACATCTGGTTTAGCTGGTACATCTGGTTTAGCTGGTTCTTCTGGTACATCTGGTTTAGCTGGTTCTTCTGGTACATCGGCTCCAGCATATAGAGTAGTAAATGTAAATGACAGCGCAGTAGTAAGTAGTTCAACAGCGTTAACATTAATATATTCACAATTAATCCCAGCAAACACCTTTGCTGCTGGTGACATTGTTCGAATCAGTTGGAGAGGACAGAAAACAGGGTTTAATGGAAGTAATTTTGCGTTCATATATATAAACACAACTAGCACAGTTTCAGGTGCAACATTATTAGGTAGTTGGTCAACAACCGCAAATCCTAGGATGGAACAGATGGACAGAAAGTTATATATAAAAAATGTAACAGGAAATACTGAAACGTATAATGTTACCGCGAATTCAGCTTTTGAATATACAAATACCTCAACATCTGCATTTGCAAACATCGCTATAAACTGGACAATAGATCAATACATAATAGCAGCAAACTCATTAGGAAGTGCTCTTGACACTTTTAAAGGTTCAAGCTACGAAATAGAAAGAATACGACAAACATGATAATAAACAACAACACAATAACAGCAGTAAGATTAGAAGAATGGAACAATGGAGCTTGTGTAAAAATAAGCGAAATACAATGCCATTTATCGACAGCCAATGGTATTATAGTAATAGATACTACAATGGATTATAACGGAAGCAAATTTAATGATGCTGATGAAATAATAGCATATGTAAATCAAAATATGTAATATTCATTAATTTTGGTTACATATAAATGTTTTTTTACTTTCGTAATGCGTTAAGTGACTTTAAAGCTTTATCTTTAACCTTTTCCTTGTCCATTTTGATGTTTTCATCTATAAATGGATACTTTATGTTACCAAGAGAAGAAATGACCTCTAAAGCGATGTTTTTAGCTTGTTGTACATAACCAATACTAACATACTCTATCTTTGAGTGCATATTCCAGTAACCAACCGAATAGTTGATACAAGAAAAATCATGAAAAGCCCCTAGGATGCTGACATCTGTGTACGGATGTCTACCCAAAGTGTAATCACCCATGTAATCCTCTAGGATTGGTTGGATTGTTTTATAAAAATCACCTTCCTCATCAAATAATTTAACACCATTACAATAATGGGTCACCCAATCATTTTCTGGTGCATCAAATTGCAATGCATATCCAACATTTTCAAAGAATGTTTCATCTGAAAGTATTGAACCAAAACAACCATATTCTTCTGAAACAAAAAAAGCAGCTTTAAGTACTTCAACACGTTCAAGTAATTCAAGGCAAACATAAACACCAGCTTTATTATCCCCACCACATCCAGTTGGTTTATTCGTACCCTTTTCAACAGCATACAAAATCTCCTCATCATCCTCACGTTCAAGGATATCCATTTCAACAATTTTATGGACTGAATCTGTATGCGCTACAACACAAGGATAGAAATCAGCAACACCTTTTGTTACATAGATATTACCATGCTCATCAATAACATAATCTAAATTACTTTCGCTAAGATATCTTGTTATTTTTGCTATAAGATATTGTTCTTGACCACAATAAGTTGGGGTGGAGAGTATATCTTTTAATTTTTCTTTACTCATTAAAATATGGTTTTAATTTTGTTATATATGTTTTACAACTAAACATAATTAACAACAAAGGTACCTAAAAAAACTTACCAAAAAACTTTTTACCTATTTTTTTTTATAAAAACCCCTTTTTTTCAATTAAAAGTTTATTAACGGCATCTATAACCGTTTGAGTTTTAATGGTTTTAGAACACTCAAAATGTCTTGGGGTATCTTTATGATCTGGGCACCATTCCCAATCCCCTGGGTTTAACCAATGTCTATTAAAACATCCGTTACAAACATCTGGATTGAATATTCTTTCGCAATCAGAAAACTCTGATAAAGGGTAACTAAACCCTGAAATAAGAACCGTAGGTGTTCCAATGGCCCAAGATAACCAACTTAATCCACTACCAAGACCAATAAAGGCTGACGCATGTTTAATATCAATCATTCGGTCAACAAGGTTAATATGACCACCAGTTTTATCAATAACATTATTTAACGTACCACCAAGTTTGGAATCATGCCATTCGTCACCTAATTTTTCTGATGTGATCATAACAACCTTATAACCATTATCATTTAAGTGATCAATAACACCTTGCCATCCACCTGGGTGATTCCAATACTTAGCATGCGCAGATGCGTGTGGTGCAATAATTACGTATTTACCTTCAATTCTACTAGGTTCGTCAGGTACGGATATTTTTGGTTTGATTTCTGTATAATCAAGCCCTAAAATACATGAACTAGCTTCTTGTAACGGATGTTGTTTAAAGTCGATCGGTATTTTAGATTTAACGATTTCTTTGTCATCATAAAACCAACCGATTTTATACATAGCATATAAATCATTTACAGGTGTACCAGGTTTGATAAATTCAATTTCTGGGTACATCTGCTCGAACCACTCATTATGGTATGTTGAGCACAGTACTTTACAACCGTGTTTTTTTCTAAACTCATCTACATAAGGAAACCAAGCCATTGTATCACCAATGGCAGAGCTATCTAGGTGAATATAAACTCGCTTGTCTTTACAATCATATATGTGTTCAAAAACCAATTCATCGGTATCTAATTCATAAACTTTAATATTCCATTCAACAAAATATTCAATGGTGCTTTTAACCCACATATTGTTTGTGATTTCGGATACGTAATGAACATATCCAGTTTTATTATCAGAAAAAACAACCTTGTATTTTTTTGATATCGGTCCTTTAATCTCACATAAAGCTCCATTCACAAAATGTGTGATAAAAGAATTTGATTCTTGTTTATAATCATTACCTAAAATTTCGGTGTTATTGTATTCGTTAATTAATATATCCTTCATATTTTCTATAGATAAAATTGTTTATTATTAATAAGTCAACGACATCATTTTCCAAATGGTTAAACGCTTCGTTTGGGTGACATACAATCGGTTCTTCGTGTACATTAAATGATGTATTTAAAAGAACGGGTACGCCAGTTAATTTATTGTATTCATCCAATATTTTATAAAACGTTGGATTACTTGTTTTAGTTACTATTTGTATTCTAGCTGTTTTATCTTTAGGGTGAACAACCGTTGGTATTCTATCAACCCACTCAGGTCTTGTATCATACAACATGGTCATAAACTCAGCTGTATATCTTGATTTTGTGACGTTAAATATTGTATCAGCATGTTCTTCCATAACAGCTGGTGCAAATGGCATAAAATCGTTTCTCTGTAGCTTATTGTTAATCTTGTCATAGGTATCTGGATTAGTTACTTCACCAATAATACTTCTATTACCTAAAGCTCTAGGACCATGTTCATGTTTACCATTGAAAACACCTATTATTTTACCGTTAGCAAGATATTTCGCTGCTAATTCTGGTGTAAATATTTCTCTTGAGAATTTATTTTGATCCCAATAATGTTCACCAACTTCAGCGTCTGTATAAGATATACCCATAAACATATTATCTAATTTGAATGGTTTAAAGTCTGGTGTAAACATTTTATGTACCATTAAAGCGCAACCAAGTGGACAACCTTCATCACCCATTGGTGGTGCGACAAACATTTCATCAACCCAATATAATTCGTTGATACGTTTATTTAATTTTACATTAGCAAAAACACCACCAGCAACAGCAACTTTCTTGACATTAGGAAACATATTATGTAAGTTGTTGAATACTTGTAATATTTTTTCCTCAAAAACAAGTTGTCCTGTGTACGCTAAGTCAGCTTTTGTACCAAAAAATACTTTGGAACCTAAAATTTTATAATATTTTGTATAGAAATCAACATATAATTGACCAAATAAAACATCTGACTGATCTTTGTCCGTATGTATACCTTCAATACTTATGCAATCATTAAAAGCTCGATATGAAATACCATCGTAATTACCATGTGCAGCCATACCAACAATTTTACCCTCATCTTTAAGTCTTTTAAAACCTAAAAACTCTGTTAACATTGCGTAATAATGACCAAAAGATTTTCTTGTTGTATCAATACCATCGATATATTCTAAATTTCCCTTAGACCCAATAAAATATTTTGCGCTATATAAACCACCACTAGCGTCCATTGTCACTACAAGTGTATCCTCATCAAAACCACTCATATAATAAGCGGTACCAGCATGTGAATCATGGTGATCAATAAAAACATATTTTTGTTCTGGGAATAAACCTAAACCCATACCTTCCCAAAAAACTTTAACCTCATGTTTTGGGTAATAACTCGTAATATAATCTACGGAATTTGGATCTAGGTTAAATTTATTAATAGCCTCGGTAATTGATTGGTGTGGAAATCTTAAATAATCGCTGTAAAAATCTTTGAATACCTTTACCCTTGTGTGTCTTTCTTCTTCTAAAGAAAAAACTATTTTACCATCTTCTACTAAACTTATACCACATGAATGTGATCCAGCTGAAAGTCCTAATATTTTCATTCTTGTGTGTATTGTTTATAAACTTCTAATAATTCTTTGGATCTATTATACCATGACAAAGATTCGGCTGTTTGTAAAGCTCTTTCTCTAAAACCTTCATAATCATCCATAATAGCATCTAAACCACAAACTAGATCTGTGACTTTTCTTGGTGCTCTCCACATACCATGGAAATCGGTTTCCATTTCAATCCAACCATTAATAGGTAAACCACATGCAGCAGCTTCTAATAAGGTTAAATTTGGGTGACCAGCTTCTAACTCAGACGGATGCATAAATATTGTATGTCTATGATATAAATCAACTAATTCATTTTGATTTGGTTCCCATTCGATTGATAATTTTGTGTATCCATTAACCCAAGGGTTTTCATTAAAGAAATTTTGATTATTTCTTGGACCAGCAATTGTGATTGGTAAATTTCTAGCCATCGCAGCTTGAATTGCAAAACCAAAACCTTTTCTATCATAACCATCCATACCAGCTAAACCATTATTCGCTAAACATAATAGTTTATGTTCTTTTGGTCTAACATTTGATGGGTGATAAAAATCTGTATTTACACCATGTGAAAAATAAATCGCTTTTTCAGTATCAAAATACGGTACCAAGAATCTACCTGGCATTAACGATACTTGTGATTCAAGAATAGCTCTATTATTTTGGTTAAAAACATATGACCCTTTACCATAGTAAAAAGCGTGATGATCATGTAATTGATAAATGTATGGTATACCTCTATCATGTAAGAAATGACATAAATTAGCCATATGTACGTGAACAACATCATATTCACCTGGTTGAATTTCATTCGCATATTTGATATCAACCTCATGGCCCAATAATCTTAAATTTTGGGTAAACTCCCAAACTATTTTTTCTACAGCACCCCAATTAGGTGGTGGTACTGGGATCCCACATCCTGGGTGCACTTGACATATTTTCATATATTAATTGGTAAAAATTGCTGCGTAATCGTTATCTTTATTTTTATCTTTTTTATCCACAATAGAATATCCTGGTAAATGTTTGGTATAAATTTTATTAGCCATAGCACCGTGTAAACCAGCAACCTTGGTCATCCATAAATCAAACGCATCCCATTTACAAGTTTCAAATTTTTCTACAAAGGTAGATAATTTTTCTCTATTAATCAAATAAGATTGGGCTGGTGCGAAAATACTTAGGTTAAGCATTAAATCCTCACGTTCACCACTATATTTTTCAGCGCAGTAGTTACCAAAACCAACCATATCAACATTTTCCTCTTTGGCTAATCGTGACCATCTAATTAGATTATCATATAACTCTTGATACGGTGCGTCAATAATAACATCACCTTCAAATACAAGTATAAAATCGTACTTATTATTATCTGGTAAAGTAATACCATTTTTATGTGCCAAGAAACAACCATAATGTCCTGGGGATAATTTAAAGTACCCTGGTTCAGGCGCGACATCGTGTGGTCTATTACAAGTGTCAATCGGTGGTAAATCTTTATAAATCACATTAATTTTTTGATGGTACTCAATGTTATCAAAAGTGTTAGCAAAATCTTTTAAAGAAAACACTGATCGTAATTCTTTAGTATTACTTGATGGTTCTGTAACCAGATGTACTATTCTAATTTTAGGTTTAGAAGTATCATTATTATTTAATAAATTAATACGTTTAACATCACCTTTATAATCAAACATACCGTTGTTAGGTAGTTGGTTATCGATATATTCATTATTAATTTCTATCAACTTACTTTCAATAAATTGTTGTGTGTCTTTATCAAAAGATTGGTAATTAACAGTATAAGTAGCGTTTTCTTCTAAATCATAATTTATTATATCGTACCAAGCACCTCTACCAGTTACAGTAATCTTATCTTCCTTTAATAATGATCCGTTTTTATTGATTTTAATATTAACAATTCTACTATCAATTGAATTTGAGACCTGGAAGTAAACAGCAAATGAATTAGGGGTATTAGTTGGTAGTACGGTGAAATATTCTACTCTAGAATAATCCCTGTGATGGAAATTAGTCTCAACCTCAGTTTTAAATTGTTCTTCACCAACTAATTCAATTTGATTCATTTTGTCTTTGAAGGCGAAGTACATCATGTTCTCATACCCGTTACTAAATGAACCCCATTCAGTTTTTAAATTTTCGTAATCTTGTGCACAGGATATTGGTTTAACGGTATCTAAATAAAAAGATGGTTTAATACCCATAAAAAATGTTGTAACACAATGGCCTTCTTGATTATTTGGCATGTCACCAAAATAAGCTGATTTTGTGTCCAAAATACTAGATACGTTATCCAGATAAGCATCATTTTTTAACACATAATCATAGTTAAGTAAATAAACCTTTTTCATACCCAGTCCATTTGCTAAAGCAACCCCGTTATAATAGTTTGTATAACATGTTGGCCCGTGGTAAACATCATTACTTTCACCTCTTAAATTAACAAACGCAAAGAAATCATCCTCACTGTATCTACTTTGGGAATAAAATGTGTGTTTAGTTAAGATATTATTTTTATCGTAAACACAGTAATCAACCAAACTTTGTAAATATGGTGGGATTGGTAGGTGTGATGTTAATATAATTTTTCTACCTGTTTTTTTAGCAGCTAAAATACATTCAATAGTTGTATCAGACACACTTTTTGTTGTTGGGTAGGTTGAGATAATTACTGCTTCTTTTTCTCTATCAATTTCTTTTGTTTTTGCTTGGAACCCCATACCATTATCAAGAACTTCTTTAATTAATAAACAATTTTTGTTAAAATCTGATGAATTTAAATATTTGATATTATCAAATTTATCAAAATAATTTAAATAAACACCAAGGTTATAAATTAAAATTGGTAGGTCCCATGAAATTGCTTCACGAATAACCAATGGCATTGTTTCTTTGTCGTTATCTGTGCCTCTAGATGTAAATAAGAATAGATCCATCGCTTGGTAGAATCTATCAACATCTTTTCTTTCACCGTGCCAAATAACATTCTCTGGTTTATCTTTCATTAAAGGTTCCCAGTAATGTGCAAAATTACCAGCTTGATTTCCAACAGAATGGAAAACATATTCAGGTAACGATTTAGCGTATTCAAAAAACTCTTTTTGGTTTTTTCTTGGTGTGAATAAACCAACATGCAATACATGTTTTTTATTTGGATCCAAATCAAGATCTTTTAACGCATCTTCTCTGTTTGGTCTTTGTTTATATTCGATCGGATACTCAACCAAAACTTTTGGGATATTAATTGATTCAAATAATTTAATTTGCCAATCAGAAACAAACATAAATTTATCTGGAAAAAATTTCTTTTGTGTGACATCATATGATGAATCATGTGAAGTTTCCACGATTACATAATTACGATCTTTTTTGTAGATTTCTTTTGCAACCTCAAAATCCATGAAATATTCTGGGATTTCTTCCAGATGTATAATATCTGGTGATACTTGATTAATAATATCAATTAATTGCATTTTATTTTCTTCCAGAGTAAAGAATTTATCTGGAGCAATCATTGAAGTTATTTTATCTCTTTGTACAACCAATACACCACCAGTGTGGTTAGACCATTCAACAACATAAATTTCAAACGAATCTCTAATTAGTTCAATTTTTTTAGTTAAATATTGTGGTAAACCACCTGTAGAAAGATGTGGGGCGATGTATAATAATTTTTTCATAAATGTTTATAATTAACCATACAAATATAGTGAAAAACAAACAAATATAAACAAAAAAAAGGGTGGAAAAAATCCACCCTTTTGTATTTTAATGTAACCCTTAAGATTATCTTAAACCTGTGATACCGAAGCTAACGATATTTTGACATTTGATTACACCATAGAAACGGTTATTTACCATTTTTTTCGCGTAACGAGTCATAATACCTTTAACTGGTGCAAAGGTGAACGGGTTGTACATTGTAGGAGTTAATTGCATTGGTACGTATGGTGCGTAGATGTAACCTGTATCCAACAAAGATGTACCTTTGTGACCCATCAAGATTGTATCAGCTGGGAAGTAAGGATCACGGTAAACTTGGTATCTTCCACCTAATGAACCGATTCTTTCAATACCCATGTTATATTTGTCTTGCTCTGGAGCAGCGTTAGATACGTGGAAGTATTCTAAGTCGTCCAAGATAGCTGAAATCTCAGCAGAAACTACGATCCAGTTAGCACCACCTCTTAAAGTAGCTTTGTGGATTTGTGCAGAAACTTGGTTGATTGCAGTGATCAACGTTTGGTTCCAATCTTTTTGTGTATAGAAACTATTTCCAACATTCAAACCACCTGTTTGAATTCTTGAACCAGAGTAATCCCATTGCATTCTCCATGCCGCACCTCTACGTAAGTCACGTAAAATTTCACGGTCAATCTCAGCAGCAACTTGCTCAGATAATAAAGCTGTTAATTCAGCTTCTGCATCAATGTTATGGAACGCTGATACGTCTTGAGCTAATTCTGGAGACCATTGAGCTCTTAATTTTCTTTCGATAACAGAAACTGTTACAGATTGAAGTTCGAAGCTTACCTCACCCATTGTGTCACTGTACTCTAAAGATTCGTACTCTTTAGCTGTTACAGTTAAACCAGTCAAAGGTAATGCTACAGAAGCACTGTTGTTAACAATTGCAATGTAAATAATACCAGTTGAATCCATAACTGATTTACCATATTTTTGAGCTGGTAAATAGAAATCGAAGCTGGCACCAGAAGTTACACTAGTAATGTTTAATGTTGACATAACTTCTTCAGCATTATCCCAGTTAGTTTGATAGTTGCTAAAATCAACTTTAATGATTGAAGTTGTGCTAACAGGGCAAGATGTTCCAGCTACAGCGTCATAACCGTCAGTAGAACCTGTAGTAGTAAATTGATACAAAGTAGTTGTATCTTTAACACCAGTTAAAGTTGTAGCAGTACCTTTAGATGAGTCATAAAGACCATTCTCTCCGTAGAAAGAATCATAAAGGTTAGCACTTACTTGAGTACCGCTTGTATCGATACCACCTTGATTAGAATCAAATGATGAAGTCTCTAACTTCGGAATGAAGTAGAATAATTTACCAATAGGTAAGTTTAAAGCTTGAACCGAAACGATTTCGTTAGCTAATAATTTTGAGAATACTCTTCTCACGATTGGGAATACCACAGTTTCGAAAGAACCTTCGTTACCTAAAGCAACTGATTCATTAAGCATGTGTGATGCTTGGTTTTCAAATAATTGTGCGATATTCTCTTTTCTGTGACCAGCAAGACCTTCTAATAGTCCTAAGCTGTCCCATCTGTTAATTACATCAGTACGTACAGCTTTTAAGTGATTTAAGCTTACGTTACCAACTTTTCCTGATTCTAATAATGCTCCCATTTTAGTTTTTGTTTTTAAGTTTGTTTTTAATTTTATTATTTAATTTTTCCGATGATATCTAACATTCTTGATAATTGTGGATTTTGATAAGCAGTTGATTCATTTAATTTTGAAGAACCACTAGCTTTTGGAGTTTCCATAATTTTGTCTTCAATCACCTGTTTTGTTGCTGTTTTACCTGAAACTAACTGATCTTGCAAACTATTAAAGATTTCTCTTGACTCGTTTAAGCTTTTAGCTGAATCGAATCTTTTAAGGATATTGAATTTTTCATCCTTAGTTGTAGAGTTTTCAGTAATTAATTTAATTGCATAAGTTAAGTTTGATGAAAATAAAGCAACTTCTTGTAATTGCGACTTAAGATTTTTGATAGCTGACTTATATTCAGTTTCAGAACCTTTAAATTCTTCCGCTAAAGTTTTGAAGCTATTTAACTCTTGAGTCTTTTTATTGTTTTCAGCCACTGTTTCTTGGTATTTTTTTCTCATAACTACCAAGCTTTCATGTAACTCTTTTTCTTTGTTTTTGTTTCCAGCCTTATTTTGTGTACTTTCGTGGATATCTTTTGTAGCCGCATTTTTAATCACACCATTTTCTTTAGTGGGCTCTTCAAGTTTTTTCTCACCTGTTGGAACTGATCCACCTTTAGTAGCCATGTGTTTGGTAGCCGCATTTTTGATCATACCGTTTTCTTTAGCTGGTTCTTCAAGTTTTGATACCCCGTTAAGAGTTGAACCACCTTTGTTGGCGATGTGAGCTATAGCTTCCTTAGCAACTTCGTTAAGATCCTCTTCTGAGATTTCAATCTCATACATTGGCTCTTCTCCTAAATCAATCATTTCATCCACAATTTCTTCCATTGGTTTTTCGTTGTACTCATCAACATTATCATCAGCTGGCATTTCTTCAGAACCTTCTTCAGATTCTTCTTCACCTTTAGCTGGTTGAATGTTAATTTGTACTCCACCTTCTGGAGTTTGTACGATTTCGATCTCGTCAGCAGGTTCCATGAGGTTGAAATGTTTAATAACATCCTCATCTGATTTATCGGTTAAATCAATAACCTCTTCACCATCTTCTGGTTCAGCAGGCATATCACCCATACCGTCATCATTATTTGCTGTTTGATCACCTGGTAGATCATCACCAGGCATGTCATCTGTTAACTCTTCGTCATCAACTTCCTCTAGGTTGTTTTTGACAATCTCTTCTAATTCTTCTTTAAGAGTACTTTTCAACGCATGGTTAGCGTTTTTAGAAACAGCTTCTCTTAATTCCTGAATTTCAGCTAGAGTTTCTGCTAAAATATTTGTCTTGCTCATGTTTTAATTTATTAAAAAATTATTATGATATATTATCTTTGTAATAAATACTATGAAAATATCAAAAGAACAAAAAAAATAAAAAAAAATATTCTTATTAAGTTATATTACAGGGGGTTAAACAAAAAAAACCACCCGATATGGATGGTTTTTAAAGTGTTTTTCTTAGTTTTTATTCAGCGTTGATATCAACCCCCTTTGGAATGATAAGTCTAACGATTTTAGATTCATCAATTTTTAAGATTCTAAAATCACCCATTGTACCTTCAAGATCATTGATTACAGAGGCTTCCGCGTCAGTAACAGATATTGCTTTGGTTAGATAATTTTCTTTAATCTTTTTAATTTTCCCTGTTTGCTCGTCTTCAACAGCAAATTGAATTGTAACTGTGTACCAATAGTATGTTCTCATAAAAAATATTTTTAATTATTATAATAGTAATAAAATTTTTTTAAAAAAAAAACTTAAAACTTCAAAAATTTGTTAAGGTTAGCCAAAAAATTATCTTCTTCAGGTATCGCATTTTCCTCAATACCTTTTGGTTCAGTCAAAACCTCATCATATTTTTTAAAATCTTGTGGATCTTTATATAAGTAAGAACCAGGTGTAGATGGTGATGAAACGATATCCCAACATATTAATTCAAAGTCATCTTGAACAACATTTTTACCGTTGATCTTTTTAAGACTTCCAACCCCTCTTGATGATATACCTAATGTCATACCATAACTTAAATAATGTGCAACTAAATCACCATTACAAGATATAATACCACCTCTTCTAAAACCTTCAGATACTAATATCTCCAATTTACCTATAAGAACATTATCTTTCCAGAACATATCTACTATTCTATGTGGTGAACCACCTTTAAGTGATATAACAGATTCTTGTGGGTGGTCTAATTCATGAAAACTGGAGTTACGAGCAATAACTTCTCTATACCTTTGTTCTTCCCTTCTTAGAATATTTTCTGGATATACTCTACCATTTCTGTTTTCAACACCATATTTTTGTAACGTGGCGTAATAGTATATGGGCCCAGATAAATCTATTGGGCCCTTACTAATTTCCTCATTTATAATTTGTCCTTGTAATACTTCAGATACTGAACCAGCATCACCTTCAATTAAGATACCAAAACCTTCTTCGTTTTCTTTTAATATTTTCATACCCATTTCAATAGTTTATATTACATAAATATAATGAAAACAAGTTAAATACCAAGTTAATCATCAGAAAAGTCAAACCCCATCCGCTCATCAGCAATTTTTTTGTTTTTTAATCGCTTAATGGTCTCATCATATGGGTTTTTAAGAATATATAATGAAATAAAAGTTTCTTTAAGATGAGCCATGGTATAACCGTTGGTATCTTTAGTTAATTTATCAATATCGTATAGTTTTTTATCTTCTTCATCCAATATTTCGGTAAAATAAATCTTTCTATCTTCGGCTGTTGGTTTTTCTATTTTATATTTCTTGTCAAATCTTGATGGTCTGTCTTTAATTCTAGCGGGTATTTTTTCTAAATTATTTGTTGTTGCAACATAAACAACATTCTCTATCGAATTTAGACCGTCTAAGAAATTTAAAAATACATCCTCACCAAACTTTTGAATCACAAGATCAATATCCTCAATAATACAAAGTAATGGTCTTGTTTTTTCTACTTTTCTAACTAATTTAGCTAACTCAACCCAGTTAAAAGGGTTGTCAAAATAGATTGATAAACCATTGTATTCCTTTAATTTATCAACCAAAAGATAGATTAACGATGTTTTACCACAACCTGGATCACCATATAATATAATACCTCTTTTTGGTGTTAAATTATATTTTTTAAACCTATCTACATTATCCCAGAATTTTATTAAATCACTAATAATTTCATTATGCGGTAACGATGGTAGATGGAAAAATTCATCGCTTTTATAATTTAATTTTGAAACTCCAAAACCGTTACTATCGTTATATATCATACTATATAAACCAGATTCAACGGCAGCAACTGTTTTAAAATTAAAAAAGAAATCCGTATTGTTTATTGTGTACCATGATTCAATTGATGGGTGAATTCTATCAAGCTGTTCTTTAAGCATTTCTTGTTCATGTCCCATGGACATCTCATATATCTCGTCTAGTTCTATCATTTGATTTTTTTGAAAAGTAGTTTAATTTATTTTGTTCTAAAGATTCCACTATAAGATTAGACAATTCTTGCATTTTTTTAAACATTAAAGTTGAATTAAATTTTAATTTTTCTTTAGGGTATATTGTTAATTCGATGAACATAAAACTTTTTTTATCTGATGACATACCTGAAGCTCTTAAATCCAGATCCACAATAAAATTTTCATTAAACGTTGTTATATCGATACTATCTTTTATTTTAAGAATAATTTGTTTTCGCATTAATCTAACGTATGAATCGTAGTTATCTATTTCTTTGGGTTGCACCCATGATTCAATGTTTAAATAAATAGCGTTTAATTTAACAGCATCAATTGTACCGTATTTAACTCGAAATCTCTTGTCTGTAAAGAGTTTCTTTTCTTTCCCAAATTTGCTTTGCATTTTGTTTCTTCATGTTTTAATATATTTTATTATTTATTACTATAATAGTAATAAAAAAACTTCATTAAAACAAATTTTATATATTTATAACTAAACACATATATTATGAAAATAGGAGACATCAAAAAATGGTCTTTCGGTGAAATGACATCGAACCCAGACGGAAAAACATCTGTAACATCAACATCAGGCTTTATCATTGTTATGATTGGCTGTTTATCATTCCTGTTAGGGGTGGTTGATAAAATGTTCGTTGACAAAAGTATGGACGTAATTAATCAAGCTGTAGCTTTTACTATGATTGGCGCTGCTTTAATTGGTTATAAAAACTATACTGGTCACAAAGTATCAATAGCGAAATCAAATGCTGAAGTTTCAGCAGTTGAGGATACTGCAGTTGAGGAAACCAAATAAGATACTCCGCTATAAGCGGTATTTTAGGACCGTTCCAGTTATGGAACAAAAAAAACCAGGATTCGCTACCCTGGTTTTACTTTTTATAAAAGTGTGTTTATTCGAAACTTTTCTTTAAATCAAGAATATTATCAATAACCTCTAAAGACGGTTTTTGACTTTTCATCCCATTTAACTTTGATCTAACTTCTAATAATTTTTTAACAACAATAATATCATCAGCTTTATTTATAGTTTCTTCAACCATATTTTGGGTGTTTTCAATTAATGTGGTATAATAACCATTGATAGTAGATTCGTTATTTTCAGCAAATAAATTCAAAACTTTAACTTGTTCTTCATTTAATTTTGAGATTTTATCGGCTAGGCTTTCATTGATTTTATCAATTGATTCATTTATTGAAGCGATATTCTCAACAACTCTAGTTAAATGTTTAACCAAAATTGTTTTATATTTAACCTTATCAACCAATGATAATTTTTGGTTAAAAACCAGTTGGTCCATACTTTCGTTAATTGTATTGTTAACAATAACAACGTTTTCGGTTAAACCCTTTAACGCATCAACTTTTGTTAAATCAAATGATTTTAAATGCGTAATCGATTCTTCAACAAATTCTTTTGCAATATCTTCGTTTTCGAATCGCATTGTATTTAATAAGTTGTAAACCTCATTAAATTCTCTTAATACGTTATTTTCTTTTAATACCTTAACATACTTGGCAAAAGATTTTTTAAAATCCTTTTCACCTTTTTCTTGGTAAGTTTTTTCTAAGTTTGAAAGAATACTTTCTTTTAATTGTCCAAACATCTGTTTAATATTTTTATATAAATATCAGTTATTTTTTTATTATACTAATAAATTATCAATTTCATCAATTGTTTTTTTAAGAGCTTCATTGATTAACTTATTTTTAGCGTCTAATTTTCTTTTGGTTATCTCAGCTAAAGGTTCTTCAGCACCTGGTAATTCAGCAGCTGTTTCTGGGGCCGCACCAGCTGTTTCAGGGCCTGGTATTTCAGCACCAGCCTCAGCTCCTGGAACTTCTAATGGTGTTGTAAAATCAGTTCCACCAGCACTTTCAGCACCACCACCCATATTACCGATGTCACCCATACCACCACCAGCGCTTTCAGCACCAGTACCACCAAGTGTCATGTTGTTAGGGTCAATTTTATATATTTTGTAGATATCTCTGAATATACCAGTTTGTTTAATGGTTTCACCAAGAGTTTTAATCTCCTCACCACCAGCTTTTTCAACAGCTTGTCTTTGGATATCAAGTTTAATCTCATCATCACTCATATTTAAGATTTCTTTTTTAGCATGTGTCATTGACATAGCAGAGAATCCGTTACCAGCGTCAGAGACAGCATCACGATATAACGTAATTTTTTCTTTCAAGTTTTGGATTTTAAGCATCTCAGCTTGGGTAGATGGGCTTGTTAATGTTAACGTAAAGTTTTCTAAGTCATCTGTAAAACCTTTGGTGTATAAATGGATAATAGCCATTTTATTTAACTCTTGAATAAGAGCTTTTTGTATTCTATGTACAGCTCTCGCAAAACGAACATCAAGAATAGCTAAGTTTTTACCATCACCAGTTGTTTCTTCAAAACCAATAAAAGCTTTAGGTACTCTAAGCGCCGCAAGCATTTTCTTTTGGATATACTCGATGTCAGCTATTTCTGATAAGTTTTGGGCCCCAGGAAGCGTCTCAATTGGCATCGCAAGGCTTGGATCTCTAACAGGGATAAAATAATCCTGATCGACAGCTAATGCATTATAACGTGTATCCTGATTACCGTTATCCTTATTAACCATATTAACCCTTTTAAAGTTATTGGCGATTTTATCAACATAAGCATCAACGTCTTTATCATCCATATTACCAACGAATACTTTGTAAACACGTCTTTCTGGTGCTCTGGTTACACGATATACTAACATCGCATCCTCAGATAACAATAATTGTTTCCAAATTCTTCTCACTTTTTCAAGCATCGATGTACCGTAAGGTAATCTTCTATCATCACCAAGCAATCTAAAGTGAGAAATTTCAAATGAGTTAAATTCAACATTTTTATCTTTCCAGAAAAATTTAATATTCTTTTCTTTTTGTTGGTCACCTAAACTTGTAATTTTTGAAAAACCTGGTTCAGATCTTGTCATCTCAATATTCGGTAATTGTGTTACACCAATAATACCCTGATTAGGTACGATTTTATTGTAAACAAAATTATCACCATATTTACATACGTTTCTAGCCCAAGCTGTGAGGTTAGCGTTAATATCTAATACATTTTCAAATAAATCTGTTAACTCTTTTTTTATTCTGGTGCTATCAGAATAAATTGTTAAAACCTTACCGCTTTCATTTGCAGTTGTCGCTTCTTCAGCAAAGATATCCAACGCAACAGAAATTTCTGGTGTGTTATGTGAAAATATTGTATCAGTTGCGAAATTTTTATATCCAGGTACTGTTAAATCATAAACAGGCATTATACCATAAGGTTCAATACTAACAATTTTATGGTTTACAACCATAACATCTTGTTTTTTTCTACCAGTTTTACCCATAGTAATACCATATGCATCTGTAAAAGTTTTCCAATTATTATAACCACCTTGTCTTAATGTTGATCTTAATTTACCTAATGTGATATTTAATTTAACACAAACTTTAACCATTAATTTTTCTTCTTTCGCTGTATCAACTAATAAATCCCAAGGTATTAACTTAAAATTAATTGACTCAAAGTTTTCAGATATTGGTCTATATTTTTTAATTTTATAAACACTTAAAAAATCATCCCAATTTTTAAAACCATTAAATCTTAATTCATTTTGTATTTTTCTGTAAGAAACACCTAAATGTTTTGCCGTTAATTCAATCGTTCTTTTTTCTTTCGCAACATTTATTACTGTGTTAAAATCTATTTTAATATACGCTGGGTTATTTTCACCAGATCTTTCACCATTCCAGTGATGTTTGTTATCGGTACGTTTACTTATTTCAAGCATTTTAGCTCTATAGTCTGGGTTAGACCATAATTTTTCATTATTTAATCTTGCGTGATAAGCTCTATGTTCCGATATATCCCATATTTTTAAATTTTCTGGGTTATTGTTTTTACCATTAAAATCTATATGATGAACTTCTTCGTTTTCTTTTAATTTTTGGTTATAAAACCATTCAGCAACTAAAGTATGTTCGGCAACCCAACCATTATGACCTTCTTCATTATTACAAGTATAAACCCAATTATATTTTTCATTATTATAAAATGATTTACGGTAAAACGGCATCATTGAATCACCTGGTTTTAGATTTTCTAACATCTCAAAAACACCGTCACGTTTTAAAAATCTATGACCATATGTTGCAATAATAAAACTATTATCATCAAAAGTTATCTTATATGTCATTTCATCACGTGTGTAATGTGCGTTTCTTGCCATTGCTGGTACAACCTTTTTAAGGTTATGATCATAAGCGTATGTTATAAACTCATAATCTCTACCTTTATCAGCTAGTTCTTTTATAGTTATAAAACCGTCTGGTGTAGCTATTTTAGTATCTCCAATAATTGAATATTCCATGGCCTCATAATCGTAATATGATGCAATTCTTGTTGGTTCATAATAAACAGCTTTTTGATAAAGTTCATTATCAATTTTTTTCCACTGATTTTGTAAATATAGTGTTTGTTGCGCCTCTAATTTTTTTTGTTCCAAATCATCACCACTTAATCCGTTGAATGAACTTGGGTCAATGACATATTTAGGTCCATCGACTTCATTACCGAGAGCTTTATTTAATCTTTGAAATATTGTTAATCTATTGTCTGCCATATATTTTTAATTTACGTATTCACATAAAACATAAGGTGGGTATTTGTATTTTTCCCCAGCTTCGTCCCATTCTTTTTTTTGCACATATGTTGTTGTACCATCTGACTCTGGTGAACATTTGATAGCATCAACATTTCTTTGTAACGACTTAGCATCATTTTTATCCAAATTTTTTGGGTTAGTTTCTCTAACGATTGATGTTGATCCAGGTCCGCTACTTCTAGCTTGTTTAATTATATTTCCCATTTTTTTAGTTATTTTTAATTATTAGGTTTAGTTTTCATTACACCAAATAACCAACCAAATTCCTTTGTATTCATCATATTATTACTTGATGCAAATTCATCAGAATTATAATATGATTTATCTGGGTTTGGTGAGCTAGTTATGTCTTTTAATAAATAGTCTGCTTCTGTTTTTGCGTTATTAGTTGTTATCTTCCAGCTATCTAGCATAGCTCTGGTCATATTATCTGATTCTTGTAATCTTTTAAATGAGGTGTTTGCAACAAATAAACACATACCAAGGGCCATGATAAGGTCATCGTGTGAACCTTTCATATGGTCTGGTTTACCATTTTTATAAACGAATTTTTTTAACTCAGCTGTCAACCTTTCACTTCTGATTTTAAAACCACCTCTAGCAACCGCTTCTTCTAAAGCAGCCACAATTTGACCTCTTCTATTTTTTGAAGCAAAATTTATACCTGGGATGGAATTATCATCTGGTATAAAGTACATACTATTACTATCACCTTCTTTATCGTAATGTAATAATTTTTTAGGATAATTTAACTCTTTAAGTTTTTGTGTTGACGCGATACCCATACCACCTGTAATATCAAATGTAGATAACGCATCGTACATCCTACCGTATTGATCCACAATTAATGCGGCTACATCTGGTGGGACTTTACCATGATATTCTAATACCTGTTCAAAGGTATCATAATCAATAATACACATACCTGTGGCATCCTCAGAATCACCACGAGATACGTCAAGTGCTAAGATATATCTATGACCCTTTTCAGGTAATTTCCATATCCATAGATTACTATCCCAAGCCTTGTCTTTAACAATCGGGTCAATAACATTTTCTTGTTCCTGTTTTCTGATTACCTCACCTTCAATAACGTTATCACCAGAACCAATAAAGGCGCATTCTAATTCTTGATTTATCATACGTTTGTTGAAGTTCATATCCCTACACATATTTTCATACCATGTGGATTGTGGTTTATACCCTTCAGTGATAAATTTATTTATAACATCTAGGTGTAAATCAATAACCGATTCAATAATATCTTCATCTTTTTCAGATGCTGGTTTTTGAATCCAATCAACAATATCTTTAGTCTTAATTAAACGTAAATCTTTGTTGAATCGTGGATCTTGCCACCATTTTAAGTGTGTAACACAGAAACTGTTATCACCTTTGATAGCACCTTCATACGAAGCGTAATAAATTGGGTCTAACCCATTAGGGGTTGAGATCAATACAGCTTTACCACCAGTACCGATTGAAGCCAAACACGCTGTCCATAATTCTTGACCACCTTCAACGAAGGCGGCCTCATCAATTAATAAAACAGTTGGTGTGTAACCACGCAAGGCATCCTGTGATGTCGCAACGGCTTTAATTTCCGAACCGTTAGATAATCTAACGTGTTTTTGTGATGATTTATCAAATGAAACATTTACCCAATCAGGTAGTTGTTTGATAAAATTAATAATTTTGTTTTGAAATTCAATTGCCGTTTCCTGTTTATTAGCAAGGATCAAAACCTTCTCAGGTCTATCTGGACTAGCAAACGCCGTAAGTACAGCGGAATACGCAGCTGTAACAGTTGATATACCAGCCTGGCGATATTTTAAAACTAAATTAAATCTATGTTTTTTGTAATTATCAACAAGTTTTTTTTGACCATCGAAAAGTTCAAAAGGTACATACCCTTCTCTGGTTTTGTCAAAAGTTTCAAAATAACTTTCTATAACATAACAAAAATCTTGAGAGCACTTCGCATACTCTATTAGTAATTCTTTCTTATCAGTAATTTGTTTAGCCAAGTGTTATTCTTTACATATAAATAGTTTATTATAGTCCTAAATCGCTTAAATCAATATTATCAAAGTCATCTTTAATAAAATTATATTCCATAATTTCCATTCTTTTTTCTTTAACAATATCTTTTATCTCTTTTTTAGCGTAATCAGGTCGATGTTCTAACAACGACATAAAATCAATAAAATCTTTAGCATCTCTTTTGAAGAGATCGATTAAGATTAATTTTTTAATGTCATAATCTTCTTCATCAATTAAAGCGTGAAAATTAGCCCATATAATAGGGAATAAACGAATATCCCATAATTCAGAAATAATTGTATCGGTATAATCAATTACTTTATCTGTGTTTTCTTCTGGTAAACCAACCACAGATAATAAAGAGATGATACCTTTTATCATTTCGTGAATTAATATCGGCAAATTAATTGCTTTTGCTATAATTTTAGGTGTTTCCCCACTAAAGTCAAGCTTAACGTAACCTGCATTATTCGAATCAGCCGATTCAATCTGCTGTTGAAACATCCCATCGCTAATTAAATAATAAAATAAGTCATTAGCGATTAAAGATTTTTGGTAGCAATCAGTAATATCTGGTACAATCTCCTCAATTTCAGAACGATATAAATGAAATAAATAATGACCCCTTAATGACGCACCTTGTGCTAGAGCATTAATCGTTCTTCTTTTTACGATTTCATCTTCCATTTCATTTTCAAGTTCCTCTTTTTCTTCTTCAGTTAAAGGTGATTCCATATTTATTTCCTCAGGTAATTTAATTTTACCTGGTTCTAATATTTCTAAATCAAAAATAACCTCATCTTTACCAATAAACCACTGTTCTCTTATAATTTTTTCAGCAAGTTTACATAGTTTTAACCTATTACCGTTCTCTTTATTAGTCGCTTCCATTAAATTTTTACCAGCTGACAACATAACTTCCATTGGGTTTAGTTGTGATTTATCAATCCCAAATGTGTTACAATAAGAGTCAACCAACTCTTTATATCTTTCAGACGCAATAACTTCCTCTCTCCAGCTTTCTGGATGTGTGGATTGGTCGTAGTAAGGCATTTTAGCCAAAGGGTGTGTTCTTTTGGTTAATGCGGTAACTGTCGCTTTAGCGATAAAATTTGGGTAATCCCCCAATTGTAGTCCTGAGTTTCTCATAAAAAAAATGCCTTGTTTATATTTAACAAGGCAAATGTAGGTAAAAGTTTTTAAATAACCAAATTTTTTTTAAGCTTTTGGTCTACCAGGGTTTGTTTTTGGGCTAGGGATGTCAATTTTTGATGGATCCTTAACTGGTGTTGGTGTCTTTACTGGTGTTTCAACAGGTGTCTGTGTTGGGTTTTCTTGATTACTTTTCATGTTACAAATTTATTTTTTACGTTGTTTAACAAATTCCAAAATATCCGATTTTGTCAATTTTGGTTTTTCTGACTCTGCAATAATACGAAATGTTTCTGAATTAACCAAATTTTCTTTGTTTTCTTTTAAAGAATCTAAAGATCGTCTTAATTGTGTGTAAGCTTCTTTTTGTTTATTAGCTTTTAATAAATCAATGATTTGGTTAATTTGGCTGCGCATATAAGGGGTTTTAAACCCATCAAGAAAAGCTTGGTAAGTTGCATCATCCATTTTACTAATAACAGTATTTGATGGTTCTCGCATTTCTTTATTTTTTTCAGTTGGGAATAAACCTATTTGTTTGGTGTCATCGACATTAACAATTTTAAAACGACCCCCATTTTCTAAAGCGTTTTTAGCATCATCAAAAGTTTTAAACTCCTCAGACTCATTGTCAACCATATCATTATAAACAGTATTAGCATACTCAATAACATCATCTTCAGATGCGTTCGCTTTAACTGTACCAGATTCATCATTAATATTATATCTATCACTTTTTGGTGTATTTCTTTTAGACCATGGTAAATCGTAATACGTATAACCTGAAATTTTAGACATTAGCTCATCAATGGTATCTTCAAAAGACCACTGACTAGCAGAATCATCTTCTGTTTGCATACCACTGTTTGTATCCTGTACACCAGCAGTAGCTTTTACTTGATTTACTTTATCTGATAATTGTTGTAACGTATTTTTCGCGTTATCTAAACTTTGCATTGTACCTTCTGGATCCGTAATTGCTTTAGCAATCACATCATCATAATTTTTTTCTGTGTTTTCCATTAGAATTTATCTATTTCTTCTTTATTTATTATTGTTAGTAGTTTATCTCTACTGTATATTTTTTCTTTTACCGACTCAATAGTCTCACCGTATCTAAAAACCAATCTATCATCGATTTCAGGTGATTCTGATTCCCACCCAAGGGCTATAATACCTTCAACACAATCATACATTGAGAATGTGTCTGAATTTATAGCCAAATCTAATTCAATATCGTCAGATTTTAATATACCAATTGATTCAATTTGTTTAACGTTTGGTGGTGTTGGTGAACCACTTGACGCTGGTTGTACATCCCAATCATCACCATACTCAACATTATCTAAACGTTTTGTTAAGATAAACTCATAGGTGTATTGACCTTTAAAATTTTTATTAAGTGGGTTTATATAAATTAAATACATATATTACGCTTTATTTACAACATCAAAATGTAATTCATTACCATGTAATGTTGTTTCACCGTTCGTTTCTATTTTGATATCAACAAAATACCTTTGTGGTACCAACCAAGTCGTGTCAATCGTAAAATAGTTATTATTTAACGCTTTATTCGCTAGCTGCCAATCAAAAATATCAATAATAGCTGGCCCTTGTTTAACGTATAATTTATAATAAACACTATTACTTACATAGTATTCAGAAACAGTATATGGTTTTCTTAAAAGGATGTTAACCTTTCTCTGTTCACCTTGCTGTAAACTTTCACCAACCTTTATACCGCTCAAAGATAAACCATATCTGGTGTCATCCAAAGCATCCATATTAAAGTTGTAATACCTATCAGCGTCAATTGGGACGAATCTTAATTTAACATTAGGTCTAGCATTCCCATTATAAACAATCCCGCTCCAAATATCGTTATACTCTGTGTAACTAACAAAATTTGATTCATCACCACCAACTGTTACATAATAAACACCTTTTGTTTTTTGGTTAACAGTATATCCCGTACCGTTAATGGTACAGGTTGGTACCTGGTCTAAATTTTCTAGTTTACCGTTAATAACCGAATAAAAGAATAATTTATTTTCTTTACCCAAATAAAAACTTATTCTTTCATCATCAATATGATCATCATATATTGTTTCAATCCC